CGTATATTGATGTAACAGAGCTGTCAAAGATTGCTCCGAGACCTGTTATTTCATTATGTAATGATTTCTGCACCGTGATAATTTGTGTTGCCGCAACTGCTGACGGTACATCTTCCGTAAGAAGTACATCGTAGCCTGTGCCGCCGCTGTTCTTTTTGCGGTCAACATAAGCTATTCTCGCCGTTGCTTTGGGTGCCGCGCCTTTTGCGTCGCTTGCGGCATAGAAATCAATAATAAGACCTTCCTTTAAAAGTCTGTGGTCATCGACAACTATTGTCTTGCCCGACTTTGAAACAACTGCCGCAAGTTTACCTGTGCCGTCACCGAAAAGGGAACGTCCCAAATTCCACTTTGCCGTGGTATATGCGGCTTTAATTTCATTATCAAGGATATTAAACATAGCGCCGCTTTCCGTTCCGAGTTCTACCGCCTTATCCGATACCACTACGTTTACAAACATACTCGCCGGAGCAAGCTCGAATTTCTGATACGGCACGCGTCCCGCTGCCGGAGTTTCGCCCTCCTCCGTAGAGAAACCAAAGCCGCCGCTAAGTCCTATTTCTGCCGCCGCTCTTACTTTTTCGCCTTTGAGCGCTTCATGACCCATTTTCGCCATAAATACACTCGGGTCGGTGTAAACCTGGTTTTGCCATGCAGGTTCATACACCTCTTTTAATACCTGTTCTGCTTTTGCTATTGAAGCTGCTAAATCTGCCATATTTTAAATCACTTTCCTTTCTTTATAGTCTGAACATTGCTCTTGCACGTTCAGAAGCTTCGTCCATTGTCTGCGGTTTTTCTTTTATATTTAGTGCTGCGTTAGTCAGACCGCTTGAAGCTGACATAACCGGCACTTGCTGACTGTCCTTTAATGCGTCAATACGCTGTTTTTCAACCATCTGCTGAAATTCGGGGCTTGCGTTGTACATTGCCATAAGCTCGTCCGTTGTCGGTGCGGCTTTGGGCGGTGTGTTTATTGCATTTGCGCCCCGTGCTATTGCATAGGCAGCAATGATTTTGTCCTCATACGGAGCGTCAGAAGCAAATAAATTACTGTTCTGCTCCATAATTCTGTTAATCTGCGGCAGAGAACCGCGGATTTCTTTAAATTCGGGCATCTGTTCAAGCGATTCGAGCAAACTCTCCTGTTGCTTGTGTTCCATGCCTTGCTTTGCTTCTGCCAGATACGGCGCAAGCTCCGACATAACACCCTGTCTGACGTAATCCGCCATTTGCTGCGCATAGATATTCTGTTTCTGCGCAATGGTTTCCGCATCGTCAAACGCAAGGTTAGATAAATCAAGCGTAGGGAGCGCCATTTCCTCAATTTTGCCCTCCTGCTCGTCTGATTGCTGCGTAATTGTTTTCTGTAATTCCTCGTTTGTATGCCTTAACTGCTGATTTTCCTCTAAAATCTGCTGTATCTGCCGCTGCTGCAACATCTGTTGTGTATTCATATCAATGGCAGAGGGGACATTCTCCGGTATCGGAGTGTCTGCCTGTTCCGGTAACGGTTCTGCCGTCTGTTCCTGTGTCGGTTCGCCCTCTGGTGCTGTCGGCTGCTGTTCGTCCGGATTAACCGGAGCGTCCCCGAACTGTCCCTCGGCGTTCTGTGCGAACATATTCTGTGCCTGTTCGCTTGCTTCTTCAAAATCCATAAAAAAATCCTCCTTATTTATATTGTATTCGGTGAAGCTTGTTTAGCGTCTGTGCTCAAAGACGGGGATTAGACATTAACACCACCTCCCGATAAAATATTCTGATTTTCCTGTGCCGCAAGCTGCTGATGTATGCGTATATGGTCCTCAAACGCCTTTGCATATTCTGGTTTACGGTGTTTCAATACTTCAAACTCCATTTGCAGCAAGTACCGCATATGTTCATCGAGGTGTATGTCATGATTGTCAAATTCCGATACTTTCGGGATAACTCCCTCCGCAAACATGGCATTTTCCCTTTTCGCTTTCTGCAAATGTAGCGTATTTATATTCATTAACGCCGTATAATTACCGCATTTCATGTATTCAATAGCTTCATTTTTAATACGTTCGGGTATTCTGCCCGTTTCATCGGTAAACAATCCCATTTGAAAAGCTTGCAAAAAGTTCTGTTTCTGCGTGTCCTCACTCATAAGCAATTCGTTTTCCGTTGTATATTCAACATCAAAACTGTTTATATCGTCTCTGCTCCATACAAGCGCATTGCCTATGCTGTTGCTGCCGACGGTACTGACCACACGCTTTACGGTAGCATATTTTTTGTTGATTTCAAGCCATACAACCGCAAGCTGCCGTACCGCTTCACGTATATGCTCGCCCGTTAACGATAATCGGGTGTTGTCTATCTCCATAAGGTTATCAATCGCCGTTCCCGATGTAACACCGGACGGAGCATTGCCCGATACCATAAGCTGCGACACTCCTGCAACATATTCCATTTCGTTTTTGAGATACTGCCGTTCGCTCAATACCTCCGAGGGCAAATTCCCATTCTGTACAGGGTATGGTCTTTCAAATCCTTTTTGATATGTAATAATAGACCCCGGCGCCGCCGCATCGTCCTGAAATTCGTCAATGTCAATAGAGCCGCCTTGTACCATGTAACTTTGCAATGCAAGACGCTTTATGTATTCGTGTATACGGTTCATGCAGCCGTTGTATGCTCTTTGACGCGGAATCAAATCTTCGATTACGCTCTTTCCGAAAAACTGCCCTGCAACGCCGATACATTTCATTTGCACGATAGGTATGTGCTCATACGGTAAAGCTCCGTAATACACAAGATGTTCACGCCCTACGATAATAGCCATAATGCCGTTCGGATGGTATTTTGACGGTCTTTCAAAGTATGTAATAACTTTTTCGGCATTTTCAACGGAACGGTTCCCAAGTGCAAACACCGTGCTTTCATATCCGTATCCGCTGCCGCCAGTAACAGGCGTAAGCGAAAATGTTTCAATGTTTGTTCCGTCAACCTTTACGCCGTACATATCAAAAATATCGTCTGCGGAGCGCACCTGTTCGATTATAATTGAGCGTTGGTCTGATATATGTTCCTTGTATATGCTTTCGGGGAACACCTCATACGGGGTTAAAAGTCCGTAGTCCAAATCACCCTGGAAATATGCCTTTTCCTCGATAACCTCCACGCCGTCATCGTTTTTCAACACTTTCTTTTCAACTGCGTATTTTTCACCGGAATTGTTATCCCACCACGACAGCCAAAAACAGTTGCCGCATAGTTCATTCCAATATATAGCCGTGTTCTTTTTGCTGTCAAAATCCGATTTGTTCTGAATATACTGCAAAATCGTTGTAGAAACGTCAGCTTTTGCATAATCGTCCGTTTCGTTGGTGCGCGGTTTGACTTTCATGCGGTAATTTATCTTTTTGAGGTTTGCCACCCTTGTTTCGATAAGCGGAGCAATCATGTTGTATACTTCACGTTCCATCCAGTCCTTGACAGGGGGTACTTGTTCAATCTCTCCGCGGTATCGGTTAAATTCGCAATATTGATTTCCGGCTAAGAAATTCGCATTAAGCCGCCATTGCTGTTCAAGCGGATTGCGTTCTTCTCTGCGTTTTTCCAAATCTTCAAGAATATTTGCAATAATATCCTCTTTGTAAAGCGTATCGCCGTCTTTACTTATATCAAGCGGTCGGCGTTCTTCGCTTTCCTGTTCCTCCGGCGGTCGAAAAAACCGTCGGAGCATATTGCCGATTCTCATTTATCACTCCTCCGTTCTGTGCCAATCGTTTATAAATTTACGGTGGGCGCTCATAGGCTGTGAGGGCGGAGGAGCGTCTATGTTTTTGTAATCACGCAAATCATCACACATTATGCGGTTGTATAGGTCTTTGCGCTCGATGTGCTGTATAATGCTTAAAACCACTATAACAGCGCATAACGCAAGAACAATTATAGTCATGGATTACTCCTCCTTTGTCTTTGATTTGCGCCGTCCGGTCTGCCTTTTGGGTTTTTCTTCCGATTTTACATCGGATTTTTCAACAGCAGCATTTTCAGCTATCGGTTCATCTGCATTTTCAATGTTTTCTGCTGTCGGTTCTTCAACAGCTTTAACCTCGAAAACACTCGGGTCAATAGCCGATAATGCGTCTTTAAGACAGTCCTTGCAGATAATAACGCTGTTTGCAAACTCACAAAAACGTGCAATAACATAACAATCCGTGTTCTTGCACCCTCTCACGCTGCAAATGCGCTTTATTCTTCTTGCTCTCATCATAATAATCTCTCCTTTCAAACATTTGTTTGTATTACCAAAAACTTCTGCGCCGATTTTCTTTAATACATCTTTCAATATGCTTTTGGAAGTCCGTTTTTTTCGGCTTTATCGGCGTAGCCGCTGCCGCAAACTGTACGCATAAATACCTTAACGCATCGGGTAAGTGCGTTATATCGTGCGGTTCGGTCATGCAGTCATTCGGTTTCTTTGAATTTCTCTGTAATGCCGGAATACACTCGATAAGATTTGTACAGCTGCTGAATATTTTTAAACGGCTTTCTTTTTGTGTTTTGGTCACATCATGGACTTTCATTAAATCCTTGATTGCAAGCCAGCCGCTTTCACGGTCGTTATTGCTTTTTATAAGCACCAACCCCCCCTCCGAAAACAAATCCGCCTTGCATTTTCCGCTTTCCTGTGACCGCGACCACATATCGGGCGGTGCAGCGGTAAATTGTATATGTTCATCACCCGAAAGATTTATAATATCGTGTGCGCCGTCTGATATAATCTTGTCGCTTTCCGCATATTCGCGGTATATGTAATAGTTCCCCAACTCGTCTATTGCCGCCCAAACGCAAGCCAGACAGTCCAGTCCGTAGTCAATCGCTCTGTATCTGCGCCAGTGTTCGGGAATGGTAAACGGTTCGATAACGTGTACATTGCGGTCAAACTCCGAAAAATACCGTCCTGCAAGCATATCCCAATTGCCGTCACGCCATGCCTGCCTTAATCCGTCATCAAGGTTATTGAGCATATTAACGTATTCATGGTCTTTTTCAAGCAATATCTTGTTGTCAAATACCGTAGCCGCTATAAAAGTGTAATCCTCCGGTTTTTCCGAAGCCTTATATCTGCGGCTTATAAACAGCCGTTTAACCCATTCATGACCGACACCGCCGGGGTTACACGTCAGATACATACGTTTTGGGAAATCGTTAGCGCCTCTCAGACAGGCCGTTAAGGTCTGGTACTGATACTCCGTAAACTGTGTTGCTTCATCAAGGCAAATCACATCATATTCGTTGCCCTGATACTGTGTAACGTCCTTTTCCGAAGCACAATAGCCTAATTTTATGGTACTGCCGTTCGGAAATGTAAAAATTTTATCCGTTTCCTTGTATTTTGCAATGCCTTCAAGCTCCGCAAGTAAGGTGTAGACATGGTTTTCCTTTAATTCGGGATATGTACGCCTTAAAAGCAGTATTCTTATTCCGGCATACCGTACACACATAAGCGTTATTTTTTTTCGTAACGCCCACGACTTGCCGCCGCCCCTCGCTCCGCCGTATGCGGTGTACCTTGTACGCGCCTTGAAGAATAATGCCTGTTTTGGGTTAATGGTGCTTATGTCTATAACGCTATTCGGCATATTCATCAACGCCCTTTGGGAGTTTAAACTCGATTTTTGTATTATCGGTGCTTTCACCCTGTGCCAGTGCGCGCTTGTCGTATAACGTGCCTATGGCGGTAGTTAAAGCTTTGATGTCGTGCAGTTGCAGAGCGGATAATTTGCGCGTAATGGAATCCTTTTGCTTATCGCTCATATCGTCCGTTTCGGAAACCATACCGATAAGCTCGTCAATCTCCTGCTCCTGCTCCAATGCACGTGTAAAACGTCTGTCCATTATCTGCATACCTTTGTCGATAATGGCGTTTGCGCTTTCTATAAATCCGCGTTTCTTTTCTTCTCGAAGTTCGTCAAACCCATCCGGCGGCTTTTTGTTAATCCAATCCGTGATAGTGTTTGCAGCTACGGTTACGCCCGTTTTTTCTTTAATCTGCCGCGCTGTTTCCTGCTTGCTGCCGTTTACGGCATATAAAGCGTATGCAAGTTCTTTTATATCATCACTGTATTTCTTACCTCTTGACATTTACCTCACCTCCTATGCACGAAAAAAGCGCACACCCGATTGTGTACGCTTATTCCGAAAAATCAAAAAAGGAATCATGTTATGAAAACTCGTATACAAAAACTTTTTTGTACCTTTCCACATTTTACATTATATCACGGTGTTATAGTGACATTCCATGACATCAGGTGACATCTTTAAAAAATACATCACTTTTTAATAAAGCTTCTCCATGTAAACGTAGTATTTGTCTTACCGAATAATTATGTTCCTCGGCTATTTGTTCCCACGGTTTACAATTCACATAATATGCAATCAGCAACGCCCTGTATGTACTGTCATCAACACGATTAATCAGTTTCAGCATTTTCCGCTGATATGTATATAATTCTTTCAGTCTGTTATCCATATCAGCGGAGTATTGCGCATATGCCGAGAATTTTCCCTCTGTGCCGTTATTCAGTGATGTCTGTACTTTTTCTTCACTGCCGGCGGCAGAGCCACCGCAAGCCGAAACAAAAGCGTTGTCCTTTGCTTTTTTCAGCTCGGCAATTTCTATGTTCAGCTTGCGACCTTTGTTTAGCCATTCTTTAACAGTCATATATCCTCCCAATTTGTATCTACTTCAATATCCATTCCGTATTCCAACTCCGATTTAAGCGTATCTATGCTTACTTCGCCTCTGGCAACTGCCGTATGTATACGCTTAAACTCCTTTGCAAACCGTTGCCCGCGTTCTTTGCCGAAACCAAATTCCATACGCAAAACATACAGCGGTATTACTATCAAGGAATTTAATGCCGTTTCGCACGCTTTACGGATAAATTTATCTTTTTCGCGGTTGAGCTGCTTTTGAGGATTGGGAGCCTTGCCGCGTTTCTTTTTCTTTGCCATGTATATCCTCCTTTAAATCAAGCCCTCATCTTTTAAAATCCTTTCAATTACCGCCGTACTCCTGTTAAGGGATATGGCTATTAATAATATACTGTCACCGTCTTTGTAGTAATTGCATATCAGCCGCCGTGTAAGCGGTGTCACAGGACGGTCATTTGCCGCCCTGTTATGCTTTTTCGTTAATTCCCGTGTGTTTATGTATGCGGTACACCGTTTCACGTCTGCACAGTGTATGAGGTGCGTGACGTGTATGTATGTTTTATCACACTGACATATACCGTTCCGGTCAAGATAACCGCAGCCATTATGAGTTGAAATAGGTGTCGGATTGTATTTTGCATTGTATTCCGAAGCATTCCGTAAGCCGTTTCCCTCATAATTTCCGCAAGCTTTACGCCCTGCGGCGTATGTGTATATTTTGCCCGACAATTCCTGCTTGAACTGGCAGTTACCGATTTTCCTTTTGCCGTTCGGGCGAAAGTGAATACATGAACCGCATTTGTTTGTGTAGTCCGTCATTCTGAACCGCTCCCTTGCATTTGGGTATTGATTATGTCTATCAGCCTGTTTCCGCATTGCCTTAATGTTTCGTCATCAAGTTGCCCCAGATATTGCTCTATGATTAATTCAACAATACTGCTCACCACAGAAAGCCCGCCGTCAATATAGCACGATAAATCAAGTGCCAGCGTTTCTTTATTCCAAACAGCAGTGCAAAGCACCGCGCCGTTTTCGGGAAAGTTTACCCCCGTTGCAAGCTCGTCCGCCATTTTTTTAAATTCTTCCGTCATTTGTACACCCTCCTAAAATGTCACCGCAGCGTTTAAAACCGCCGCCGCAATCCAATATATCACTTTGCGAATATCTCCGTTTATGCCGTATATAATTGCCGCTCCGATGTCGCATAGCATAAGAGCAGTAGGGAATAGGTATTTGTTCATTTGTATAAGCAATCCTTTCATAATTCAATTTGTTCACATTTCATCGGCTGATAATCACCGTATGCGACTTTGTTTTTCTTACGTCTTGGTTGGTATTGTTTGCCTGTAATAACATCTCCGACAGGTGTGTAAGCGCAATCCTTGCAGCTGTTAATCCGCTTAATTTTGCTTTCGGTCATGAGTTGTTGTTTTTTCACTGCAATAATAGCCGCAATCAACTTCACAGCACCAAGCACAATATCGGCAATATTTCATAACATCACCCTTTCATTGTTAAAACTTTATATGCCTTTCCTAACATATCCAAATCAAAATATCCGAAATGGCAATCTTCGACTTTTATATTTAATTCCTTTGCCAACCATGCGTAACATTTTTTTCTTTGTTGTGGAGTGTTCCACATCTTATCAAATATATCATGACACTTCATTTTCATTTTGCGCATTTCATCGTTTGCCAAAATTCCAAATGCTTCTTTTGGTCTGATTCTATGAGTGCCTACATAAGCGCCGCAATCACAGCAATGATAACAAAAGCCGCTGCCGTATGGTTTGCCGTATATCTGCTTGTTTGGTATGTATTCAACTTTTCCGCCGCAAATATTACATTGCGTAGGACGCAATTTTTTTATAATTACCATTTTCCGACCAACTCCTTTCATATCATTTCCGTACACTCATGAAAATGTTTTTGCCCGTCTTACGGGCATATCATCAATAACCCGTAATATCGCTTCTTGCATATTGCTTGCGAATATTCCTGTTACAGAAACGTTTAAAATTCGGTCAAGCAATTCATTTTTATTGATAAATTCTTCACTCAACTTCTTCTACCTCCGTATCCGATACACGTTTATTAAAATATTCCATAGCTTTTGACGGAGTGGTATTACATTCGTCATTATCAAAAGATACCGTTGCATGGCAGCTTTTGCATTTGAAGAACCAAAACGGCACTCCTGTTATTCCGTGCGATACATATACATTCCCACCACAGAACGGGCAGGGGGCTATTCTTTTACTCATCTTTCTTCCTCCGTCATTTCTTTTACAAGTTTGTCAATATTGTCCGCATCTACAACTGTTGACTGATATAATAACAACATCATCACCGATGTTAACTTCTTTTCCCAAATATCATATTTTTTCATTCTGTCCGCTCCTTTCAAAATTTTCAAACCAAAACTTAATTTTGTTATCATAATCTGCTTTAATTATCTTGAAATCTTCTGCAACTTTAAAAATGTAATTATTGCGGTATAGCTTTGAGGGTATTTCTTGTACTGCTGAACGAAATGCTTCAAGGGAATTTCCTCTCTTATAATGGTTACATCTACGACACGCCGGCATATAATTTTCAAAACATTCAATTTTATCTTCGCCATACTTTTCTTTAAGCCGTTGAGGTATTAAATGGTCTACCTGCATTTCATCATAAGATATTACTTTTCCGCAATATGCACAATGTTCATGATATTTTGCAAATATCTTTTCTCGCATCTCTCTTTTCATTTATGCGCCTCCAACAATTCGGGATTGTCAAATTCGTTCCCGATTACTTCTGTATTTTTTAAATTTTTACTGCGTGCCACATCGCCTTTGTTTAACCATGACCAATGATAAAATGCCGGTGTCGTATCGTTTATTACCACGACAAAACTCGCAATTATATCATTGAATTTTACAGTACCGACAAATCCGCTTTCTTTATCGTACAGTACGTCACCCTCAAATATCGGCTTGCCGTTCTTATCTTTCAATCCTGTGCAACGTACAACTGTTTCAGGGATAACTTCGTGTGAATTTCCTCGTAAATCTATAATTAAATGTCTATCAGAGTCGAGTTCTGAAATCATCTGACCAAATACGCCCGAGCTTTTTCGTTGAAATACATAATAGCCCGTCACCCACTCACCGTTATCTTTACGCTTTCCTCTGCATATGTATCTGTTATTTATTTGCCGCACCGCCTTTCAATGCTTTTTCTGCTTCTGCTTTGGTTGTATACCATTCAATTCCAAACTCATTATTAGGGTGAAGCGTAATAGTTCCATAACCATAATACTGTTCGTTTCTTCCGAGAATATCTATTCCTCTTTTGCTGCACTGTATTCTGTCAACACCGATAGGTATAATAGCACCTCTTGATATTCCATACACCGTCTGCCCAATCTTAACTGGTGGTACAATTACGCCTTTTGCAAGTAAATAATCGGCTTGTTCTTCAAGGCACTTATTTCTGTTAGCACAGTTATACTTACAGCCTAACAGTTTAATCAATCTTTCTCTGTTATTCATTTCTTCTTTCATCGTTCCACCTCCAGCAATTCGGGATTGTCATGGATATTGCCGATTACTTTCATAAATTCAGTACAACTCTTGCCCAATCCACATTCTGTGTTGTTCATTCCAAGAACAGACAATTTCCAACTTTCAAAGCATCCGAATCAGATGTACTCCACGGTTTATATGTTCCAAAAGAAACAATACCTTTTCTTTCTATGGGTGAAATCATTATATCCCCCTCAAATATCGGCTTGCCGATTTTGTCCTTCAATCCTGTACATTGTCCGACTGTTTCGGGGATGACTTCATAAGCGGCGCCGACATCATTAAGAGAACCGCCAATAATATATACAGCTTCTTCTTTTACTTCATCGGCTTTTTGATAATATATGCCGCCATATACCCACTCGCCATTATCTTTCCGTTTTCCTCTAAATAAATATCTATCGTTCATTCCGTTACCTCCTCAACATAACACCAACTTTGCGGCGGACTTGTCAGCTTATACGCTCCGTCACATGAATATTCCCCGGCTTTACAATAAAAGTAATGTTCGCATTTATGGCATTGTTTAAATCCGCTTAATTCTTTCGGCGTATCGTAAATTTTAAGATTAGATATGTGCCAGCCGTAACCAATACAGCCGTTGCCAATGTAATTGACAATGTCGTCATAAGGAACACAAGACTTTTTCATACTTCGAAACATATAGTCTTGGATGGTTCCGTTCTCGAATACTCTTATTGGGAATATTTCATCACATACAAACTCGCCGATAACTTTGCCCTGTAATTGTAAATTTTTTGATTTGTCTTTTGTGCAGTAAATATAGCACTTAAACGGAGTATCAAGCTTCGGTTTTGTTTTTCGTACTTCGATAGTTTTTATGCCACCTGCGATAAGCTCGCAGTATTTAGGCTTGATTGATAATAATACTGATTTCATTGTTCTACCTCCGGCAATTTGGGTAATGGCTGCCAGTATGTAATCTCACCGTCATACCAGTAGTCATAAGTCCACTCCTCAGATTCGCTGTCATAAAACGCTATAACTATTTCTTTATATTCTGAATCGTACGCAAGCACATCTTTATAATCTTCCGGTAATCTATCCTTTACACTTATCCAACCGTTTAAACAGGTCAATTTCGACCCCTTTAAATCCTCCATCGGCTCATATGTCTGCTCGAATATATCCGGCTTGCATGGGTATTGTTCGCCCTTAACTCCCGTAATTATGTAATCGCCTATATCAGCCTTGTGGATTCCCTCTAAGGTCTCTATATACATGACTTTATCCGTCTGATAGGCTTCTATAACAATAGGCTTTTTGCGATACTTTTTTACAGCTTTTTTATTCATTATTCATCAACCTCTTTTTCTCTCTGCTAAGTATTGTTTCTACAAACCCCTCTAATTCTTTTGGAAGTTTCTTGCCTTTTTCATTCCAACACTCATATAGTTTATCATGAGGCTCTTTTCCGAGCGGCATAGTAATCAAATACTTTTCTCCCATGTATCGAATTTCATATAAAGCTTCTTCTTCATTACAAGTCCAATGAATAAACTCTAATTCAATATCGTCCATATCATAATTTTCATACATTTTCTTCTACCTCCTCAGACCAATATTCTTTGCGATATTGTGTGCAATATCTTCCGTTACACGTAATATTGTCATCAATTTCGCAAGGTTTACACTTTGCAACACCATATTCATCAATTCTTGCAGTCGGAATAATCTTCAACAGCTTACTCTGCCTTGTTTTAACAGGGTGAGCCTTACACCAGTCAAGAATTTTTTTTGTTTACTTCGTCTATGTCTGATATATTTTTTGCGTATCCTACACACAAAGACATTTTTTGTATTGGACATTCCATACAACTATGGTGCGCTCTACAAAATCTCGCATAATCATATATTGTTGCGTCCATGACTACACTCCCATTCTCTAATAAACTCTGCTACTTCATCTATTGTTCTACAAAACTCACCATCACTTGTGCAAATTAATTTAGGCTGATTTTGAAACATATTGGGGTACACTCTTTCTATTACCGATACATAATAGCTAAAATTCCCTTGCATAGGGACTATTTTATATTCATATTCAGGCATAATCTTTCACACCTCTATTCTGCTATAACCGTTTCAATATCTTCAACACATCCTGTTGTGGTGTGCTGCAAGCTGTCGTTATATTCCTTTACGGCTTCAATATAAGTTTTTAAACATGCCTTTGCTTCTTCTGATGTATTGTACGTGCATATTTCTACATCTTTATCAAAACTCTCAAATTTACCTTGAATAAATAGCTTACTTGTACATATTTGAGGATAAGTGGCTGACCTAAGTTTTACGCCGTTCGATGCTTCAAATCCAAAATTACCTCGTTCGATTTCATCACCCTGCTCCAATATCTTCATGAGTATAACATTTTCAATTCTCCAAAATTTAATTTTTAACATTGTTCTACCTCCTGTTTGCTAAAATCTTACCGTACAATCCACATTCTTCAAGCGGTACTTCGCGTATTACCTTTACTTCGTCAACCCTTACCTTTCCTGCATTGAGCGGCACGATAACATTATCAAGCTTCGCTTTAACCTCCAGTATGGCTAAATCGTCCCAATTCTCGCCGAAGCCCAATACCCATTGTAAATATGCCATATGTATGCCTTCGCCGCAAGGTTCGTTGACGTTGGTGTCTAAATATTCGCTTTTTGCTGTTTTGCCGACCTCATATTTAAAACAGCAGTCATGGTTTGACATATATTTTCCGTCAACTTTGTGGACTGCCTTGTAAAATGTACCGTATTTTTTCGTATGCGGTAATCCGTAAAAGTCCATGTACTCATGTATGTTTTTCGGATTGTATACAATACGGGCATTGCCCGATTTTTTGATTTTTCCTTTTACCCCTGTAAGGCAATCAACAATTTGGCTGTTTCCACATGCTACAACGGAGCTGTTGTCCCATGCTACAACGGAACTGTTTCCACATGCTACAACGGAGCTGTTGTCCCATGCTACAACAGAACTGTTTCCCCGTGCTACAACGGAGCTGTTGTCCCATGCTACAACGGAACTGTTTCCCCGTGCTACAACGGAACTGTTTTCCCGTGCTTCAACGGAACTGTTTTCCCGTGCTTCAACGGAACTGTTTTCCCGTGCTTCAACAGAACTGTTTTCCCATGCTACAACAGAACTGTTTCCCCGTGCTACAACGGAGCTGTTGTCCCATGCTACAACGGAACTGTTTTCCCGTGCTTCAACGGAGCTGTTTCCCCATGCTACAACGGAACTGTTTCCCCGTGCTACAACGGAGCTGTTGTCCCATGCTACAACGGAGCTGTTGTCCCATGCTACAACGGAACTGTTTTCCCGTGCTTCAACGGAGCTGTTTCCCCGTGCTACAACAGAACTGTTTTCCCATGCTACAACATGGTATCCAAATTTATCTCTGACTATTGCCGGGGAAACAGTCGTCCCAAACTCAATATATACTGTTCCGGTAAAGTCTTTTGGTATTCGGTCTAATTCCTCCTGTGTTTTTACTGTTATTTCTGACAATTTACTGTAATCTGTTTCCATAACACTTATCCTTTCTCAATTTCAACTTCCAACTGTGGAAACTGTGCCTTAAACATCTTCATTTTCAGCTTAAACACATCCGTTTCCACGCCTTTAACGTCCACAATACGGCACGTACCGTCATTGTTGAATATCACAAAATCCGCCACGTATTCCGTATTCTCATCGCCCTGCAACAACGGAAACCGCGCTTGCCGGCAAAAGCCTTTTATTGCTCCAGCACGAAGCAGCAGCTTCAGACTTCCGTAAAATTCCGCTTCTTTTGCACTGTCGAATTTGATACCGTCCACCGTGGTCTTACGGGCATTGTATTTGCTCTTGCGTTTGGGTTTCTGCGCTTTTCCCATGCGTTCAAGGTATAAATCATATTGCTCCTGCGTCCAGTTCATGACTTCCTCCTTGCGTGGGATTTTCTAAGCCTGTCAGCCTTGCATTGCCGATAACCGTACATCTCGGAATCAACACGCTTTTGTTTACTGCGTTCTTGTAAAAGCCTGTCCCGTTCCGCACGTTCGGCGGCATATTTTTCGCATTTTCCGTGACAGCCTACACACCTGTCAGCGCAATCCGTACACACGCTTATCACTGTCCGTCACTCCTTTGCATGAGTTTTTCAATCTCCGAATAATCATAGCCGTCATTTTTGTAAACTCCGGTATCTTTATCGGGGTGTTTGGTAAATGTCCGCTGTGCCGCCTTTATAGCCGCAACGGTAGTACGCCCCGAATTAAAATGATTTTTAATTATAGCTTCGATGTACTTCCAGTTGCGCTTTTCATGCTTGACAGCTTCACCGATTGCAAATTTAATTACATCGGGTTCAACATCTTTAAGCCAGTCAGCCATGTTATCGGCAAGTATCGATGACACCGTGCCGATATTTTCCTCGTAGCACAAAACAACATCTTTGAGGGCGGCAGCGGCGGCATCTTCTTTTACTTCTTCTACTCCTCTTATCTTGTCTTTATCTTTCTCTTTATCTTTATATGTTCCCCCTATTGCTCCCCTTATTACTCCGCTATTGCTCCCCCTATTGCTCCCTTGATTACTCCCCTTATTGATGAAAAAATATAGGGTGGTTAGGTTGATTGTATATGTACCGGCTTGACCCTTTTTGCCGTTTTTGTATTCTATGAGTTCATTTTGAACCAATACGTTTCTTGCATTAAAAAGGCTTTTTTCTGAAATATCTATCTTACCCGTGATGCGCGAATTGGGTATCGTAATTTTATCTTCCCATTTAGCCGCGTTTGCAAAGTCCAAAAGACAAAAATACAAATCAGCCGCCGAATGCGGAATTACATTAAACCTACGCCAATTCCAAAACGCATTAAGTATTTCAATATACGTCATTATGTTACCTCTCTATGCTGTTTAAAACGGTAAATCGTCCTCATCCGGCATTTCTTCGGTGTAATCTTCAAAACCTGCCGACATACCCTCTATCGGGCCCTGCGAAAATCCATCGTCTTGTTTTTTCTCACCCGTAAAATGTACACGATTCACAATTACGTCCGTTGCATATCTTTTGCTGCCGTCCTGTGCGTCCCATGAGCGCACTTGTATATTTCCCTCAACGAGTACCAATCTGCCCTTACCAAACCATTTACAGAGCATATCGGCTGTTTTCTCCCATGCCACGCAGTTTATAAAATCCGTCTGCTGCTCCTTTGTCTGTCTGTCGACCGCAAGTGTAAAGCTTACAACACGCTTGCCGGACGGCGTAACCCTGGGTTCTAAATCCTTTGTTATCCGCCCCATTAAACATACATAATTCATAAATAATTCCTCCCAAATTTTTTAATAAATTCCTGTTCAGTCCAGTTGTTCTCTGACATGGCTTTCCGCTGACCGTATCGGTGTAATAACGCCATTGTTTCGGCGTTTCTGTGAACCGCATATTCTCCGTTACGGTGACAGCGGTTGCCGCAGAGATAAACAACAAGACCGTATTTTTCCGACAGAGGACGGCGAGAACCACCGAAAATATGATGACGTTCGAGCCTGTCCCCGTTGCCGTTTCTGCCGCATAAAAAACATTCTTTCATTTCCATGCCCCCTTTAATGCTTCAATCCCATCGGGTGTCATGGTCTCTATGCCGAACGCCTTACACTCTTGTACAATGTTGTCTATAAGCCGCGACATCTGCGCCGTATCGTATATAGATGAACCGTAATACAGAATAACATTTGTACATCCGTCTATTTTGCTTTCAAATGTTTCTGTGAGCCAACCCAAACCCTTATGCGACCATGCTTTTGTTATCCGTTCAACAGATTTATTCTGTACGCATACCGTTTCGGAAACACCGCCGATTTCTTTTATTGCTCCGCGGTATATTACTTCTTTTTCGAACCCTGTGACCTCTGAAAGCCTGTCTATCAGAACCCAACAATAAGCGTTTGCATCAAGTGAGCGTTTCTTACGAAACTGCTTTACGGAAATAATGTATTTTTTATCGTCCAGTGAATCAATCAAGGACGATAACCACGCCACGGCTTTTATGCCGCTGTTCTTTTCAAATACAAGTTCTTTCATTTTTCCGCAAGCTCCTGTATCTTCCGGCATAAGTCTTTCCATTCAAGCGGCTTTGCAAGAAGCTTTATGCCGAGAACGGCTTCAATCTCCTTTGCGGCATCACCGCTGTTTTTAATGCCCTTTGATTTTGCATAAGCGGCAACGTATTTTTTGATGTTCTTTACGCCCTCACTTTCCATTTCGTTGATTTTTGTTAAAACCTGCGCATATTCAATGTTTGTAAGACTTTCAAGCTTCTTTTCACCCAACAACAGCGGCATTAACATTTTTCCACCGTCCGGCATATTTTTGAATACTGCTTCAAGGTTGCTTATCTGCTGTTTGGTTATGGCTTTCGGTGGCTCATTCTCAAACTCCTGCGGAGCATTGTTATACTTTGTGCGACCTGCCGCCCAGTATACATTAGCACCAATTCCCAAAGCCTTACACGATACCGATATAGCGTCCGTCAAAGCCATTTTATACGCTTCATCAGATGTATAAGCTCCGCTTCTCTCGTTTGCTATAAACTTACTTCCGCCCGTTCCGACAATAGGCTTAGACCATTCATCACCTTGCTTTATGTACAGTGCAATCTCAACAAATGCACATTTTTCACCGCTTGCGCCGTCCTCAATCCAACGGTTGAGTATCTCATAATACCAACCTATCCCAACTGTTCCGAATTGTTCCGTAAGAACACGTATACGCCACATGGGGTTAATATCCGTCATGCCGTTTAATCGTCCGCCGGAGATTGGTTTCTGCGCGTTCGCCGGAACTTCACTGACAGCATTATATATTTTCATATTTTCCATTAAAGTTTCCTCCAATCATCGCTCATAGCTTCCATACATTCCTCCTGCAAACACCGCAGACATATATGGATTTTACCTTTGTATTCGCTGTACTCATACATATCATCACAGTATTCGCCGCATATTTCGCAGCGTTCGGGAGCTGTGCTGTCATCGTATTCATCTTCGCCGTAGTTGCCCGTCCGCGCCCGTTCCATTGCCATAGCCGCTTCAAAAGTGTTGTTTTTGTAAACCATTTGACATTTTCCTTTCTTTGTGCTATAATACAGACATAATACAGATATGTGTACTAACCGTATTATGTCTGTTGACCGCTGACTTTGGGAGAGTTTAGGCGGTCTTTTTTATTGTTTTAAAACAGTATGTAAATAAGTTGTACATTACAACTGCCGCAGCCATGCCCCAAAACGGATGCCCCAGCTCCGAAAGCCTTGTAAATGCGGCTATAACTGCCGTTACCTTTATAATGTTCATTGTTTTTCAGCTCCTTTCATCTTGTAAAATTTACATTTGCTTCTGCCGCATTCGCAGTAAAGCTTTTTCAATGCCGTGCAAGTGTTTGATTTTGCATCGTAAAATTTGCAATCGGTCTTAGTTTTCTTCTCCCTCACGTTCCTGTTCCTTTCTTATGTAATATTCAAGCTGTGCGTTCATGCTCTGATTAAACATTTCCTTGCGTTCCAAACGCTTTAAAAGCCGCCTGTTCTGTAATGTAAGCTTTTCGTTCTCACGCTCTGAAATTATATAAGCCACACCGATAAGGATAATCAGTATAATAAGCATTGCTATAACCATATTCTTCTGCATTACTTCACCTCCCGACTAAATTAATCACTTCATCGAATTGTGCGTCAATATCCTTTGCCGCCGCCTTATATGGCTTGCTGTATTGCTTTTTATCGCGAATACTTAATACCGCATTGTATGCGATACGTAAACCGTCCTCATTAAGGCAGCGGCATACTGCCGTTATTTCTTCAAGCTTGCCCATTATCCGGCTCCTTTTCTAATCCGAAAATACTGCGAATATTCGATAATGAATATTCTTTTGAAGATTTAATTGCATCTTCAAGCATTTTTAATCTTGCTTCTTTTAATAACAAATCTGTATAAGCTTCGAGTGATATTACCACATTATCAACAATTTTCATGCCATTTCCTCCTTGTCAAATGAATACCTTGCAAAATGTACGGTTTCGCCGTATCTGTTTTTGCTTTTAACCATTTCTTTCTTAATCGGAACGCCGTCTCTGCGCATTTCGCTGATACGTGCCGCCAAACGTGCAATACCTAACTTGTCCTGCGCTTCTTTTGATGTTAAGCTTCCGTATTTCTGCATATAATCATATATGCGTATTATTTGTGTTTTCATATGCACCACCTCACAATTATTTATTGCTTGACTTCTGCTGTTCTTGTTTTTTCCATTCTTCAAATCGTCTCTGAACATCCGGATTTTTGAAATATTGTTCTGTTGCTTTTGCTATCCATTTAGCAAAGCTGTTCATTTCGCAATTTGGTAGTGTTTTAATTGTTTCTTCCATAGTTATTACTTCCTTTCATTGATTTTAATAATTTGTTGTGATATAATCACCGTAGAATGGGGGTGATTATATGAATACTTTTGATAAAGCTTTGGATATTGCTACCGAAATAACCGTTGCCCGTCTTACAAATATCTCTTCTGAAGTTGTAAACGGCGATGGAAAATATGAAGCAGAATTTTTCAAAGCTATATATGCAGCAGTTAAAGAAATCATTGATGAAGAAATTTAATTACTTTAACCTATTTTAGTTCTCAATAGTGTTAAAACCTCCGGTAGAATTGCAACCTCTGCATCGGAGGTTTTTTCTGTCATGATTTTTTTTGCATATTTGAATAACAGTATTGTTATTTCGTCACGCATTTCAGCTTTTCTTTCTTCTTTCATATCCTCACTTCCTTTTCTTTAATCCTTATCCGATATGTTCTGTTTTTCACGCCATTTTCTGTCCTCGTCAGCAATCCAATCAATAGATACGTTAAAAACCTCGGACATTTTAATAACGAGTTCAATATTCAAAATCTTCGGTTTCCCGTATGTCTCCACGCCGAAATATGCCGCCTTGCTTGCAAGACCGAGCCTTTGAGCGGTTTCTTCAAACGTCCATCCTCTGCGTTCTCTTAAATTTTTGAGCCATAATCTCGCTTTAAGTTTTTTTGTCATTTTTTCACTTCCTTTCATTGATTTGTATTTTTCTTTGTGATATAATCACCGTAGAATGGGGGTGATTATATGGCGTATCAACGGAAAATAAATGTCAAATGTAATCTTTATAAAAACGTAACATTTGAATTTATAATTGATTTTATAAAGCAATCCAACAATCAAACCGTTGTCATACCTATAAATGTTTGTGATAACAGTGATAATTCTGAAATTTGTATCAAATGCGTTAATAACCTGTGGCATTTCATTATGGACAATCCCGATTATGTAATTCGAGGTTCATTCGATCCTTTAACTCATTGAGGAATTGCAATACAATATCCAAAACATCACTGTCAGCACAAGCCATATCTAATTTTGAGGAAGTGAAAATCCTTGTTTCATTTCCTCTTTTTTGTTTTACGACTTCCTTGTATGCCTTATAATCTTCACCGTCTATAATCCGCTCCTTTGTCTGCGGAAGAATTGATATACAAACCTTTAAATATTCCAATCTTTCATGTAACGGCAGTTTTGCTATTTCCATTTTTTCACTTCCTTTCATTGATTTTAATAATCTGTTATGATACAATCACCGTATTCAGCCGGAACTGCACCAAACGCAATTTTGTTCTTTAAATCTTCCAAATCTCTGATTGTCTGCTTTAATACCCCTCGGTATAAACGTTCTTCACTCCTTGGGGTGGTATCCTCAATAATCTTGCCGCAAAGCTTGGAAAAACCGTTATAGCAATCTCCATCACTCAACATAAGATTAAGAAACATAATGCTTTTTTCTATCCGTGCAATTCTTAATTCCCGATATAGTAATACTTCATCTGTTATTTTCATATTTTCCATTTTTTCACTTCCTTTCGTTCTTTAAAAATAACTTTTATTGTAAAAATATGTTGACATATATTCGTTCCCGTATTATAATTTAGTTACCACACAAAATTAATAACAACGAGCGCAGCACGTTCCGCATATGGGGAGAACGAATAACGCCAACGGAGGTATTATGTAAACAAAAGAGGTAAACCGATGAAATTTTCAGCAAAAACCAATCAAATGTTAATTACCATGTATAAAGGCGGTAAAGTCAGCAATGATGATTTTCATATCACTGTACTGCATGACTTGATTGACGATGGCTTGATTTCCCCCTCGAATAACTATCATGATAAAACCATGTATTTAACCGACAGGGGCATAGCGTATGTGGAAGAATATATCTCAACTCACCCTCAGACTAAATTTGATAAACTGAAAAAATGGTGTAAAGATAATTTTCTTACCATAATTGCAATTGTTATTTCAATAATCGCACTATTAAAGCCGTGATAGCTAATAAAAGTGAAATTATGCCAAGCCAATTTTTTTGTAAATACTTTTTCATATTATCGCCACCTTTATAGTGTGATTACCGTTTGAGTTTGTTTACATAAAATGCAAAATTTAATGGAATAGAGAAGTTTTTGCAGAGCCTGTCTATTCCATTGCGAAAAACCAACATGAACGGGGGTAGTTTGTTCTTATTGGTTGTATAGTAGCCGTGGTGGCTTGCTATAGTTATATTATAATTCGTAAATACGAAATAGTCAAGACATATTTTCGTATTTACGAAAATATGTCACATCGCATAAAAAGAGGTGTATTATTTTGGCGAGATTTAATAATATTTTTTTACTAATGGAAGAAAAGGGGATACAAGCAAAAGAGCTTTCAGAAATGACAGGAATTTCTCCCGGGAATATTAGTGATTGGAAAAGTGGCAGAAGCGCACCGAAAGCAGATACTTTAATAAAAATTGCTGATTATCTGAATTGTTCGGTTGATTATCTTTTGGGTAGAGATGATAAACATAATCCTAATCAATTGCCGGAAGATAATTTCATATATAAAAAAATAAATATACAGGAAGCATTTAACAGGGACGATACAACTAAATTATATGCGTGCCATATTTTTGAAGCATACAATGAATTATGCAATGTAAATGAGCTATTTCTTAGACTTCTTCACGAGAATAACAAAATACCTACCAGACAATATGAATGGATTGTGTTGTTTAAATACACCCTTGTTGTTACATATGAAACATGCGAAATATTAAACGTGGAATCCAATTCTAATGTAAAAAAATTTAATAAGGATTTAGATAACATATTAAGTAATTTAAAAATACGCGCCGAATATGATGCTTGGCAAAAGAAATGGGCTGAAAATAAAGAGTTTTTTAGGGCGGTTCGTAATATATGTGCACACTTTGACCATGAAAAGGATAATTCAAAAGATATTTATCATAAATTTCTTGAGCGTGTAAAAGAAGATACAATGCAAATCAGTATTGACAAAGTGTGTCTAACGAGTAATTTCAACCACCTTGCATTTATTGAGATTTTAAATGCTATATATGAAGATATATATATAAAAAGCGATATAGACAAGAAAGAAGATTACGTTCACGAATGTATTGGTATTTGTACTGACACCGTAAATTGTTTAATGCCTGTTTTGAAACATATTGTATTGTATATTTATTTGAAATACTTATCAGTGAATGAAATCGTGGATAACAGCAATGTTAATCTCTTAGGTAGAGAAAGGTATACAGAACGTAATCTTTCTGGCTCTGCTACTGATAATAAAAACTTGACTGAAAATGAGATTACATCTATATATATGCGTCTTGACGAAATAGATAGAGCCGAAATCAAGGGTACAATTAAGCAAATGCTTAAAGCTGATAAATATTCAACAGCAAAGGTTAAATCAAATAATAATATTATGGAATTGCTTAAAGATGATGATAGAAAAGCAGCCGAAGAATAATAAACTTATTGCTTAGGAAAATATTACCTGTTGTATTCGACAAAATAATACATTATTCTTAATTTATAGAATTAAATTAAGGAGGGTGTTTTATTATGGAAACATCAGTGCATTACGCAATACAAGAATTGCGTAAATTGGAGAAACATCAATTAGCTATTGACGAGCGCGATATAATCAAGCTTATTACGGAGCATGGTTTTAGTGTTATTCCGTACAACATGGAAAGCCCGAGCAAAAAGGAACTGTTTAAAAAACTCAATGTTGAGGAAATGGCAGCAAACCACAGAGGTTTTTCGATTTGCAGCTCATACGGAAATTTCGTTTTCTATAAACAGAATCTTTCCGCACAGGATAAAAAAGTCGTTCTGGGGCATGAGTTGGGGCATATTGCACTTGAACATTTTGCAAAAGGCGTTATTTTAGGCAAACTCGGAGACTTGTATGACAAAAATACGCAGGAGAAAGAAGCAAACGAGTTTGCGCTGTATTTGCTTGCTCCAACGTGTATTCTGAAAAAGTGCGGTATAAAAACCGTGGAAGAAATAAAACGCGCAACATGGCTTGATGATATGAATGCTGAAAGAGTTTTTGGACGTTTGCAGCAGCATGAAGTGTATACGAATGAAGAAATTGAACTCTGTAAAATATACAAATCGTACATAACCAAAACGCGAAAAAGCCTTACGCGGCAAAAACATATAAAGACATTTGCCGCAATAAAGAAAATCTTATTTATTGGGTTGTTGGTTGCGGCGTGGATTTTTACATTTATAAAAGGTATGTCCGGCAGCAAAGAAGCAGAAAGACCACAGGAAACTCCGTTGAGCGTTTACACACCCGAAGTAAAGCAAGATGTTCCGCTGAACACAGAGCCGGAGAACGGAACGGAAACCCAAGAAAGAGTGTATATAACGCGTACGGGTGAGAAATATCATTTAAAGGATTGTAGCAGAATTAAAGATAAAGAGATATGGGAAATAACATTGGATGAAGCTACTCAAAAAGGATATACACCATGCAAGGTATGTAAACCGTGAATTTATAGGATAAAAAACGGGCTGCACCATGTTATACCTTTAAAGGGGGGTGAATTGATATGCAAAACAGTTACTGGATTCAGAAAATAGAAACATTAACAAAGGCTTGCATAGATAAATATAATGAGCAAACAAGTCAATTCGGCATATATGAATTCGGAGAAGATAAGCGAAATAAATGTGAAAATATTATAATTACTGAATTATACATTTTCTTCATCTATTGGATTGATGTTATGTTATATACGCTCAATTCGATAGATAGAGAACACGTGATGAATGAAATATGTGACTATTTTTTCAGTGATTGGGATAGTGATGATTTATTAATCAGCCGTATGGACTTTTACTGCAATAATGCACAGAATGAAAAATGTGATATACCGCATTTTTGGTTGCCGCATGGATTTGATGATTCACAATTAAATTGCATTAACCAAAGTGCCGTTTTGCTTATTGATTTAATCTTGCAAGATACAATATTGGAAAAATATGTATCAGACAAGGAATTATATACTTTGCATAAGGCATCTTTGGGGCTTTTTTCGCTCTCTATGAGTGAATTATTTAGTTGTGTAATTTCTAATTTGTCTGTATTATTAAATGATAAATAAAATACATAAAAAGTATGGTGTTAATAAATGAAAAACAATGCACACAAAGTCATGAGTGTAGCTTTGGTATTGCTAATGATAGCAATTGGTATAATTTCGGGTACTTTATCATACAAAGCCGGATATAAAAGAGCAGGTGATGATTTTACATGGAAATATTCACATAATGTATATGTATCGCCGTCGGGAAAGAAATGCCATTTACCAAACTGTCACTATATTAATAATAGTCAGAGTTTAAAAATAATGCAGATTGAACAGGCTTTAACAAACGGCTACGGAGCGTGTTCGTATTGCAAACCCGAAAGAATAATAAAATAATAAAAATGCAGAAAGAAAGGATGATATTATGAAAAACAAGCTTATAACAGGGGTATTAACATTATACACATCAATTTCAATGTCTTTAACGGTCTTTGCATATAACAGTTCGTATGACAGTTCAATGGATAAGGTGTGCTATTATTTTGATAACGGCTATTATTGCGAAGCAATGGATGAATTGTCATGGATTGATTATTATTCATGCTCTGATGAGCAAAAACAGCTTATTGACAGCAATAAAAGCATTTTGCAGAACGCTATAAACAATGTGGACTATATTTATCGTAAATTTGACCTTATCCAAAGTTATTGTGACCGCGGCTTGTACTACGAAGCAATGGATGAGCTTGTATGGTTGGAAGATGATTACATCCTTACACCGTTGGAGTATGAAACATGGTGCGCAAAATATGCCGATGCGCAAGCAGGTATACAAAAATGGGAAAATCGCCGCATTGATGCCGAAACAGCTCGGCAATATGTAATCAATATGATGTATACAAGCGAATATATACAGAATAATTATGAGTATTCGCCGAAATTTGAAGCTAAATATAGGTCAGAGGACACAAATCATTATTATTTCAATGGATTTTGGTATAATGACGGTAGCTTAACTCCCGGATATAGGCTCATGAGCGGTATTTATTTTGCAGTAGATAAGCAGTCCGGTAGTGTTTATATTGTATTTGAATGATAAAAAATCCCCACCGATAAAACGGTGGGGAAGTAGAGGGGGGTTACCCATATAAGATGTTTAACCCATACATAATATACCATAAGTGTTATGTTTTGTCAAGAAAAAGGAGTTAAAATTATGGCAAAATACAGTAAACGCCCGAACGGCAAGATAAGGAGTGTGTAAAGTCATGTATAAACAAGGAGTTATATATGCCCGATATTCGAGTGACAGACAAAATGAACAGAGTATCGCGGGACAAGTTGAGGTATGCACTGAATGGGCGAAGAAAAATGATATAAATATAGTGCAGATATATAATGATGAAGCTCTTACCGGAAAGAATGATAAAAGACCAGCTTTTCAGCAAATGATAAAAGATGCCAAAAATGGCGGCTTTGATTATGTAATAGTGTATAAAGTAGACCGTTTCGCACGTAACAGATATGACAGCGCTATTTATAAGGCGCAATTAAAAAAGAATGGTGTTAGAGTTATTTCCGCAATGGAAAACATTGCAGACGGCCCCGAGGGTATTATTCTTGAAAGCGTGTTAGAGGGTATGGCAGAATATTATTCCGCTAATCTTGCACAGAATGTTATAAGAGGTATGGGTCAAAGAGCAGAACAAGGAAAGTATTTAGGCGGTACTGTTCCGTTAGGCTACAAAATTGATAAAGATAAAAATTATGTTATAGATAAAAGTACCGAGTTAATAGTCAGACGTGTATATGAATTATATTCGGATGGGGTCACTATAAAAGAGATATGCAATGAGCTTAATGCAGCAGGCTACAAAACATCGACGGGGAAGAAATTTTCTTACGGTTCATTACATAGAATTTTGACTAATCCCAAATATATCGGACGCTATGAATGTATGGGTGCTGTTTTGGAAAATGCCATACCGCAAATTATTGATAAAGAAATCTTTGATAAGGTTCAGCAGAGGGTACAAAAAAATAAAATCAGTCCTGCAAGCTGTAAAAGCAACGTAAATTTTCATCTGACAGGAAAACTGTTTTGTGGAAAATGCGGTAATAATATGGTTGGTGACAGCGGAACAAGCAAAACAGGCACAACACATTACTACTATTCTTGTATAGAAAAGAAACGTAATCATGCGTGTACGAAAAAAACAGTAAAAAAAGATTGGATAGAACAAATAATTACGGATATTACTATTAATGAGGTTTTAACAGATGAAAATATAGAATATATTTCGCAAAAAGCCTTTGAACTTAACGAAAAAGAAAGAAAAGACACATCCGAACTTGTTTTACTGAAAAAAACGCTTCACGATGTAGAAAATGTTATAAATAATTTGATAAAAGCTATTGAACAAGGAATTATAACAGATTCCACCAAACAAAGACTACTGGATGCAGAAGAACAAAAAAAATCACTCCAACTGTCTATCGCAAAAGAGCAGATTAAAAAGCCTGTGATTACAAAAGAACAGATTAAATTCTTTCTGTACGATATGAAAGATAAGATATATAATGCTGATGAACGAATAGATGTTATAATACGAACGTTTGTAAACGCAGTATATTTGTATGATGACAAGTTAATAATAACATTTAATCTGCGCGATGGTGAAGAATTAAAAAGGATTGAATTATCCGAACTTGAAAAGTTCGGATTTGGTGGCATGAGGTTCACCATAGCAATATTATCCGAACTTTTTATGTTTGCGATAATTGTAAAACTCTGCAATAAGTAAAATTATTGCAGAGTTTTTGCGTATTATTTACTTCTGACTATATTTTGACTATCAGAGCAAAAATTTTTGACTATATTTTTGCCATTAAAAATGCCTGTCGGAACGATGAATAAAAAATGAATATATTGCATAATAAACCGAGGGTGTAATTTGTGTTACACCCTCGGTCTGCGTTATATCATGCAATATTATTCCTTTATTTTGCTCATGATGTTCTGTACGGCTTTTTTCTTAGCTTCCGAACGAGCTTTTGATAATTTCTTTTGTTTCGTGTCATAATCTGATTTCTTATATTCGTCTGTTCTTATTACCTCCTTTTGTTTGGTATCTGCTATATTCATATAATCTTTAACGAACGTCATGTATTGGTCGAACGTCAACCCTTGCTTAACAGTTTTACCATTGCTCTTGTATGAAATTTCATTATCGGGCAAATCCGTTCCCCTTGAATCATATCGCAACCCTTTACCGAACGATTTAGCTATGAGCGCATCGCCTTTGCTATGTTCTTTTCTGTACTGTTTTACAGTGTCGATAAGTTTATTTTGTGCGGCTTTCTGTTTATCCTCCGGCATATCATATATAAGCTTGCGCGAATTTGTTATAAGCGAACAGCCTGTTGCATAGCTTTGATACAACGCAGCATTTTCGGGAGTAGGGTCATTTTTAAATTTTTCTTCCGCTTTATCCCGTCTGTCATACATATAATTAAATGTGTCGGTAGAATATGCGCTGTCAGTAATAAAGGTGTTTTTGAAGCCAAGTGATTTGTCTATCTGTTTGCTGTCTTTTGCACCAATCGAACGGTTTATTTTTCCAAACACTCCGCCGTAATTGTCAATTATATGGTCTGCTTTCATGGGCGAAATATTCATTAGCTGTCCCAATTCATACGCAAGCCATGATGTTTTATTGTTGTACTGATTTTTAGGCGCTTCGTTTTCCAATGAACGGCTCACAATCGGGGAGCCTTTAAAATCCTCATTAAATGCCACATCAGCAACACCACTTAATGCTGTTTCGCCCAATATATCGTGTAGAGCTTCTTTTGCATTAAGAGTTGTAGGAATATATCCCGGCAATATTGTATTGCCTAAATATTCGCCGAACTGATAAAATGCGTCTTTGTTTCCAAATGCATAATCAATGGAACGTTCTATGAGCGTGTTAAGCACAGAAACCTCACGCGCTTTCGGCAGCTTAAAGAAATTACCATTGCCGATATACAGACAGTAGAAGTTATTCTTTTGATAATTAGCCAAATTATCCCATGCTTTTCTGCTGTCTTTGTCTTTTCTATTCCATGCTTCTATTAAAGCAGTAGTAAGTATAGCAGATACCACATAGCGCATAATATGTTTTAAAATATTCTTTTTGCCGCCTGTTGTAAATGTGCGTATCTCTTTATCCATACCCTGCATAGCCGCATTACTGAAGCGGAACACACTATTTAATTCGCGCCCAATTTCACCCGAACGGTTGAAATTTACAGTAATATCAGCCGCCGCCAATGACGCCGCCTGTCTATCTGCCCCATTTTTAATCATACCTTCATATTCGGCAAGCCGTGGAATTGTTTCCATTATCTCATTTAAAGATACTATTGATTCAATTGGGTGACAAATTATCGAATATGCCATTCTTGTTGCTAACCCTTTATCTTTTTGTTCTATATCATGCAAAGCTTTTTGCAATTGGTCGACGCAGCCCGAAAAGTTTGACATATGACCACCGCCCACCGCTTTATACTCCTTGTATTCGGGCGAATTTTTCCAAATATGTCCTAATGCTCTGAAATATCCTGCGGTATATTCTGCAAGCGTGTTATATGCTTGTGTGTGCGCATATCCGGTCTGAAAGTCGCGTATTACATTTTTCGAACCGAACAAGTAGTTGAACTGTGTTATCAATAAATTTGTAGGCATTAATATTTTACGTGATAACTTCGCAAATGTCCCCAATTGTTTTGGTGTCATATTTGCCACGGCATCAAACAAAGCCTTATCATGTATCTGATAATATTCAGCTTTACCGTTCCTAAGTACCGTAACAATCTGTTTGCCAGCTATTGCAACAGGTGTATAATCTGTAACACTGCTCCCTAAAATATCGTCCAAAGCTTCCGACAAAGAACTGAAATCCGAATCATTCAACCCCGACATCACATCTTTCAGCTTATCTATCTTTGCGGATATATCCACAACGTGAGGGATTTTATTCGGCAGCACTTTTTCCATGAAATTACCAAAGCCTTTAACGTTGTCCGCATAATCGGCTAAATTTTGCATTACCTGATTGTGCGTACCGAATTTTACGAATTTTTCCGTGTTATACATAATACTTTCAAGAACATTTATAATTGTTTCACCGGAACCCTTTGCACGGTTGATAGGTATACGCTGATTTGCAAATGTACTTTTTATACCTCGTTTTCCGCCGATAATAGCTCTATAAAGTGGTACATAGCACGGATAGCGTTCTTGCAACGCTTTAAACAGGCTTTCACTCATTCCCCCTATATCAACACACCAGTATTTCATCAGATTGTTTTGAAACTCATAAATATCTTTTGCGGCAGTCTTGAAATGTGGAAATTCTTTCTCAATAGATGAAATCCACTTGTTTATTTCGTCAACATCTTGCAGTGTATCATCTGAAAATACACGTTTCGGCTCGCTTCCGTCAAGCGGTTTTAACCATTCGAGAGAATGTTTCAGCAAAAGATAGTCCGCAAAGGTATCAAGCTGTTTTTCGGGGATAGGCGAAAGGCATTCAATAAACGATTTTCCAACGATATTTCCGTCTTTGTCCACCATGCCCTCACGCAATATAAATGCTGATATAGAAGCAGCATTCTTGGAGTTCATTGCAAGAGTATATGCATTCTTTGCACCTGTTTGGTATCCGTCAACTTTTTCTACAAAATCAACCGCGTGTTTAATCGGGTCAAAATCATCTACTATTTTTGTATAAAAGGTCTTTGCCTTTTCGCTTATCGGAGTACTTTCTTTAAGCTCCTTATTTGTTACTGTGTTTGAATGTACTCTGTCCATAAAATCAGCACTTATATATTCTCTTATGAATTTTGATGCTTGATTCAGTGCGTTCATGTCCTCTTTGCTTAAAGCTTCTGCAAATTCTTTATAGAATTGAGCTGCTCCCGACTTCGCTTTTTGCGGGTTTATGAGATAACTTTTCACAAACTGCCCGATAGCTTCGCCGTCCTGTTCTTCACCCGAATATTGGTCGATAAAATCGGGGTCAAGCTTATAAGCGTAATTCAATGCCTCGTTTATATGTTTGGCATTACTTAAACCGTACTTATCATCAAGCATATGCCCCAATTCGTGAGAAATAACAGGCAAGTCGTTTGTGATACGCGTACGTATGGTTTGTGACGGCATTTTATACACACCGTTTGCATTGCCTTTGCCGATATTTCCGGTACTTATAGGTATATTAAATGTATCGGAAATATACCGCACAATATCCCTGGGTGATTTAACTGGAACAGTTTTCTTACTCGTTTTAGGTTTACTGTCCGTTTTTTCAAACGTTGGTCTGCTTAGTGCATATTTTTCCGATTTTTGCGTATTATGAGTATTGACAACATCACTTTTTTGTGATATATTGTTATTGTCAAGAACGGTGTTCAGCTTGGGCGATTGGAGCCCTCTGCTACGAAGCTGTTCTTGATTTTTATTGTCAGTAATGGTGTCTGCCAGCTTGGGCAATTGGAGCCCTCTGCTTTGCGACCATTGCTGACTTTTATTTTTGTCAATATACAATAAATTCCCTGCATCTACCTGCTTATTTACAAAATTACCAACACTTTCTTTACCATATACGCTTGCAATTCTGTTTACGAAATTAAATCCGTTTTGCTTGTTTAAGTGCATAGCTGTAATAATGCTGTCACCGTTTTTGTCGGTCATTTCCGTAAGAATAACATACGCATTGGGCGTTGTGGCGGATTTGAATACCATAACGGGAGCTGAAATGTTCTCCGGCAGCTTTTTAAGCTCCGTTAAGTCAATATCACGCTTTCCGCCTGTGATTTTATCCATAACCTTTTGCGTCATAATAACGGGAAGATTATCGGCTCCTATGTTTTGCAATACGACAGGAGTACGTCCTAAATCAAAATGCTCACTTGATTTCATTTCTCCGCGTTGCCATTTGTCAATTTGGTTTGAAAATTCGGCTGTCGCTTTTTTTATATCACCGCTCCACCATTCGGAATTATCGGAATGATTGTCTAATGAATATTTCTCATTAGCATTGTTTTTACCGCTCGGTGTTTCTGTACCTTTATCAATAACAACAAGCCTTGTGTTTACGCCTGTGCTTCGCTCACTGTTTTTAAAAGAATTTTCGGGAAGTTTTTCACTCACACCGCCGACATCTTCAAGCCATGTGCGGAAAGCTTCGGCTTTCTTTGCGGAGTTAAAGAACGGGCTTTCGCTCATGATTGCAACAAGTCTGCCGCCCGGGTTCAACATATCATATGCGTGTTTTACATGGTCTATATCCTGCAATTTCTCAAACGGTGGGTTCATTATGATTTTATCATATTTCTTGTTTGTTGCAAGAAAATCATTTCCTACAACATTATGCCCTTTTTCTTTTAAAAGCTCCGCCAGACTGCCGTTAATTTCGGCCACTTCCAAAGCATTATCGGGGTACTGTGTTCTTATTTCATCTGCAATATTGCCTTTTCCGGCAGACGGTTCAAGAACGGTTTCACCCTTTTTAATATCTGCTTCATCAAGCATTTTTTCAACAATGTTTTTCGGTGTCGGGAAAAATCCGTCAATTTTGGAATTTGCAAGCTCGATTTCTTTTTGTTTTATAGCCTTTTTCTGTTCTGCTTCTGCATCTACGCCGGGGATATGTTCAACAAATTCACGCAGATATGCACGCAATTCCGCATTATTTTCGATTCCCATGCGCTTTAATCGGTTCAACTCGCTTACACCGTCATTCCAGTAATCATCGCGTATAGTATCAAGATTTTTCACAACCTTGCTTATATCTTCAAACAGCTGCGGAGTGATGTGTACATAATCGTCCTTCGCACCTTTTACGGCTTTTTCAAGGCGTGAATGTATCATTTTATATCCGGCTTTACCGTCAGCAGCTTTTGCGTATTCTTCCACTATGCCGGAATATACGGTATCAAGCGGAAGTTTAGCGTGCTTTATATCATCATTGCCGTAAGGCTTTTCTTGTTCTTTTAGACGTTCGGAATATGTAATGCCGTCAATAGCCTTTATGCGGTTATTTTGCGCAAGAATGAGCATACGAAATAAAGTGTCGACCTGTGCCTTACTATCGATGTCGGTAAGCAGCTTGATGTTTCCGCTTTCGATTCCGTCAGCAATATTTCTTATGGTAGCTTGTGTTCTTTGCAGTTTTTCGCCCTTATCCGTTGCGCTCGCCGCTTCTCTGGCGCGTTTTGCGGTATTTGTAAGCCTGTCCTTAAAACACTCGTCAATACTTTTTTGCATATTATCTGCAATCGTGCGTAGTTTTTCGGAGTGTGAACCTTGAACGGCAGAAACCTCCGGCTCAATTTCCGCTATCGGATTTTCCTTAAAATTCCAGCCGCCGTTACCTTTCCAATAAAAGCCGCCCAAAGACTTCATCGAACTGTTGATATTTTTCCATTCGTCCGTTGCAAGTCTTTCCTTTGGCTTAACAACCCATATTTTTTCACCTGTTTTACTGTGTGTCGATTCCTCAACGGTGAAATTATCATTATTTTTAAGAAAATCATCGGCGGCAGCGGTTTTACTGCTTGATGTGCCTGCTTTGTCTGCGGTTCTGCGCTCTTTTCTCGTTACGGCATATAATCTTTCAAAATCGGAATTTTCACTCTCTGAAAGACCGACAGTGCGCTTTTTACGTAAATAATCATCAAGTGTCTGCGGATTTTCTATGCTCTTTTTTCTTTCTTCTCTTTCTGCGATACGTTTTTTATATTCTTCGGAATATTTTTCCGTAAGAGTTTTTAAACGTTCCTCAGTAAGAGAATTAAGCTCCGAATTAACAAAGTCTTTTGTCTGTTCCGTAAAGCTTTTGCCGTCAAACATCGTCATTGACATGGTATCTTTGCCGCTTATGGTGTAATACGCTCTTGAAAGCATATCATTATATATAGCATTTACCATATCGGCCTTTTTACTGTACCTTCCTCTGTCTACAATGTTCATTTTTTGTTTTAATTCCGCATTTGTAAGCTTTGATAATTCAGCTTTAATATCTGCTTCATTATTGCATATGGAATTTACGGCAGATTTTACATCTTCAAGGCTTGTTTTTTCACCATGCGAAAGCATTTTCAATACATTTTCGGGCGAAACATCTGAATTTTTTTTCGATTTTTGCATAGAATTATTGTTGACAGTGCCATCTTTTTGTGATATAATGTCACTGTCAATAGGAGTTGATTCAATTACGTTAGTTTGGCTATTCTTTGCCACTGCGTCGGAATCTGCTCCTATTTTTATTAATTCATGCAAATAAAATTTATTACCTTTATTGTTTTCATCGGGATAGGCTTTTACAATTACACCGACAATAGACTTTTTATTGTCTATATTACCTTTTCCGGCTATTATATATGTATCATATCCTCTATTTTTCCAATCCGTGTCCTTTGATACGATGACACCATTCTCAATAACAGGCTTTACGGCTGCAACAGCTCTGATTTTATCATGACCTACGCCATGAAATACAGTTGATTTCGCGCCCGATTTTGTAAATTCAACCTTTCCTAATGTAGGATTATCTGCTTCGCCACCTATTGATTTAAAATAATTGTATACTTTTTCGGTTATATTTTTTCCGGGTTGTTCAGATACAACATCTTTATTAATTTGAAACAAGTCGGGCTCTTTTTCGAATAAATGGTAACTATTTTTAAGCTTATCAGCTAAATTCACTGTATTATCTTCCGATTTCTGCATAGAATTATTGTTGACAATAGATTTATTTCGTGATAAACTATTATCAACAGCAGACTTATCCACTGTATCTACGCTTAATTGCGGTGCAGTCATGAAAGATGAGTCTGCTTTTATAATTTCAGCTCCATTTAAAGTTGTGTTATCTCCCTCAATCATCTTTTTTGCAGCAATATAGTTTTCATTCGGGGGAATTTTTGTGCCGTCAAAAGCAGTATAGCCGTCTGACAGCATATCGTCCATTACGAGTTCAATACGTTTAGCCAGTGCGACATTTTCCTGCCCGTTGTCACTAATAATACGGTTCAGCGCATCCGATATTTTATCATAGCTTGCTCCGGTGGCGTCTTTTATCCGTTCTATGGAGCTGCTTGTCTGACGGGGTGTGCCTGCGTAGCCGGAAATACTGCCGTCCTCTGCAAATATAGGCGTTTTTTCACCTTTTACAGTGCTGTTTATATCCCCTAAAAGCTCGTTTGCAATTCCCGAATAATACTTCTTTAACTGCGGATATGTATACTGAAATGCTTTTACATTGCGAGAGCCGACACTCTCATATGTTCTGTCGCTGATATTTTCACCGCCGCCGCGCTCGTTTTTCACTGCATCGGCAATCAGTTTTGTAACGCTTTCGCCATTGTCGGCAAAAAAGGCACGTTCACCCTTGCCGATGTCACCGTCTGATTTGTAATTTTCGATAAGTCTGTCGGCAAAACCCGAAAAACCGTTACCTCCGTATTCTTTTTCAAATAATCCGACGGCGTTTTCTTTAAACTGCGGATATATTGTATTTTCGACTGTGTGCAAAATATCATTTGAATCATTGCTGGCAATATTGTCTTTATGCGATGTGATACTGTTATCGGTTGAAACAGACTTTATCATATCAGTTTGATTGTTTTTTGCAGCTGTATCGGTTAATTCATATGTGTTTTCTGCTTTGCGCTTTACTTCGCCGTTCAATTCCATCGAAAACAATGTACTGTTTACTTGCCCGATATTCGCACCGATATTACGTGTAATTTCGCTGATAGTATTTACACCGTTCATAAGCTGATTTTTTATGTCGTTTGAAATATCTGTCGCAGAAACCGTTTGTCGAGGCGGTATTACCGCTTCATCTTTTGCACGCCGTTCATTAAACATTCTTTCAAGCACGGAATTAATAGGCTTGTCTGCCGGAATGTTTTCGGTCGGCTGCACATCTGCAACGTTTGGTATTGGCACTGAATTATTAATCTGTGCCATGGGAATGTTTACGCTTGCAGCGGAGGGTACACGTACATTTGAAACATCAGCAGAATTTTCGGGCGTTGGGTAAAAATCATGTTCATTATTTACAACTGCATTTTCGGGCGTTGGATAAAAGTCTTGTTCATCGTTTAATGTATTCTGCTCCGGCTGCCTTGACATACGTCTTGCATATGGTTGTGGTTCGTCAGTTTGTTCAACCGATTGTGCAACAGGTTCACCGCCTGTTTCAAATTGTATGTTTCTTCCACCCGAACGCCTTGCAAACGGCTGCGGCACGGAAGTTTGTGTAACATTCCCAACCTCATTGTTACGGTTAGCGGCTTCGGAAAATATATCCGTTTCAGCATTTGCCGCATCTCTGTATTTAACATTAACCGCTGACGGCTTTTCGGTTTTTGGCTGTTCTTCCGGCTTGTCACGTTCGAGAATTTTATAACTGCCGTTGTCTTTTATAACCTTTAACGCTTCACCGTAATCGTTAAGCATTTTAAGGGTGTTTCTTAATTCTCGCTGCTCTTTTGCACTGCCGACCATTTCACCGGAGTTTACAATGTTCTGCATTACTTTTACGCGTTGTTTGAAAGCATTTTCAAGAGCATTGTATTCCTGTGAGGAAACGTTGCCGGAGTTTTTTAAGTCGTTCATTGTATTTACACACTGTTCCATTTGCGAAACAGTGTCTTTTACAACTGTTTTATTCTGCGCCGACAGTTTTCCGTACTCACTGAACAAATGCAGCGTTGAAAAACCGAAAGCAACAAGAGTTTGCTCTGCAATGCTTTTGGCGGTATCTTTTGCCGTGGGATTGTAATTGTCATACAATGCCTTGTTCATGCCTATTGATGTAGCAGTGGAAGCTGTCGCAAATGCTCCGGCAGTTGCAAAGTTTACGAATGCACGCGGATAGAAATATTCTTTTAAACCGTAATTTTTATACAGTGCGTCAACATACTGTTTAGCTTCCGATAAATCGGAAATGTCGGTTTTATCAAGTGTTCTGCCCACGTTTTTAGCCAGTTTTTTAGCAATGGCTTTTTCTGAATATGTTTCCGCAAGCTTGCCGAGCTTTGAACCGACATATGATGATACCCCACTTCCGGCAGCGCCACTCACCGCACTGACAGTTCCCGATTTTGCTGACTGTTTCAAATCCCCTGTTTCTATTCCTGTACGTGCAAAGCTTTGAAGTCCAAAAGCCGCGCCGCTTTCGGCGGCTTTCTCCAACGCGTATTTTATAGGCGCTTTTGTGGCTGCCGATGCATTTTTAAATGATGCGGCAGTATTTAATTCTTTTGCAATTTCTCCGGCTTGCGTAACGCCTTTTGCCCCTGGGATTGCCCCTTTAACACCCTTTACCGCGTTTACAGCACCCTTGACAACAGCTTCCGAAGCCATAAGGGAAAACAAATCGCCTGCAACATTACCGATAGATTCAGCAACACCGTAATTATTTTTTATAACATCGGTTGTTTTTGTGAGTTTATCTTTACTTAAACCTGTTCTTTTAAAGCTTTCCTTGTCCCCTGCATCTGAAAGGCGGTTTACAAGCCCAAATGTTGCGGAGTTAGACATACTTTGCAATGCAGAGCGCACATTTCCGGTGATTTTTTTTGCTGTGGGGTTATCAGAATATGAGCGTTCAAAATTGTTTTTACGGTCATTATTGTCTGCGACAGCTTTTAACACTCTGTATTCATTTCTTAAAGTACTGTCCGATATTCCTTTCTCGCCCCCCTTTCCGGTAAATAGGGTTTTCATAAGCGCGAATCTTTGAGATGCACCTCTTTTATTTTTTATATTGTCGGTAACATCTTTAAATGCCCCTGTGTCATTCTCCCATTTTGAAAGGTCTTGATTATTAAAGGTATCGGTATTTATATTGTATTTTTTATATATTTTTTCCTGTATACTATCTCCCGTTTTCGGGAAAGTATTTCTATTCTGAACATTGCCGAGAACCGTATTTACAGGCGTACTGTTACTTTGCTTAGGGAAAGTATTTCTGTTTTGGACATTACCGAGGACGGTGTTTACAGGTTCGCTGCTGCTCGTTTTCTGGAAAGTATTTCGGTTCTGAATATTTCCCAGCGCGGTATTTACACTTTTATTCCGCGGCGTACTTTGTGCAGTGGTCGGCTCTGTGCCGGCAGCAGGGATATTTGATATAAAACTTTTTAAAGCGTCAATCTTAGTTTTATCTTGCTTTTTACTGCTTCTGCGGATTTCCGTTGCCAAACGCTGCTGCGCCCTGCTTCTTAAAATCTGAAAATCATTATCGGTGAGATTATTCACATCTTTAATACCGACTGTTGCGGTGCCGTTTAATTCATCGGCTGTAAACAACTGACGGCTGACATCGGATAATTCGCTTTTGGGTTTTTCCGTTTCGGAAGATGCACTTTTTTTGACGGGAAAAAGATTTTCACCCGATAAACTTTTTTCAAGAAGCTGTTGATTTGCGCTTTTGTCCGCTTCGGCGTTCTTTTCCAATACACGATATTTTGCCAAATCGGCTTCAAGCTTTTTTTCTTTCTTTTGTGCTGATTTAATAATGCTTCGTGCATTTTTTTCGGATTTCTGTGCGTTACTTGCCATCGCATTTATGATATTTTGAGCCGATTTACTGATGCCGCTTTGTGCTTTTACGGAATTTAACCGCGACATCTGCGAATTAAACAAACTCATATCAACGCTCTGTGGGGAGCGTAACTGCGGCATTACCGCAGTTACCTTTTTTGTGTGTAAATTATTCTTAGCCATAATATACCTCCGTTAAATATCCAATGCATCACGCAAACCATTTTTCGTATCGTTCGAAACATTTTTCATGTTTTGTATAGCTACTAATACCTTGTATTTGTAGTTGTCATTTACGACATATTTACCTTTATCATTGGTAGATATGGTATCTTTTCCATATATCGTGTTAATGGTATTAACAAAATCAGAAACTTTTACATCTGCCGTTCCGGTATTTGAATCTATACCGAGCTGTGTTTCAAGCAATTTTTGGTCGTGTTCGCGCTGGGCTTTATTTTCGGCGGATTGTGCCGCCAAAGTTGTATTAAGCTGCTCCTGATTTCCTGCAATCGTATCTCTGTTCATTTGTTCCTGACTGGCATAGCCGGCTTTGGCAATTTCTTTGTTTGTCTCGGCAGAAACATTGTTTTGACGTTCACTTGAATCAACAATATATTTTGATGTTTCCGCGTCCTTATCATATCCGTATTTTGTCAAGTCGTTATCAGCATAATGCAGTTCAACATCCTTTGTTCTCGGTCGGGTATAAATATAATCACCGTCATCATACTGTGAATATCGACCGTCGGCATTATACCTTGAACCGAGCTTAATTCTTCTTGCTTGTGCCGCGTAATTATATTGGTCTTGCCATTTTTTACGTTCATCTGCACTGAGTGTGGTATCTTTGAGCTTTTCTCTGGCGGTGTCCATAAATTCCTTAAAGTTATCACTTTCTCTGACAAGCGTACCGTCATCATTAAGATACGGATTGTCTGCATACGTCCATTCCTCGGGAACATACCCGGTAACATCGGCAATTGTGGCATTGCGTGTAACAGCGTTATTTTTCTCTGTTTCGCTTGCGTTAAATATCTTTTCGGCATCAACACCCATATTTGAAAGAATATCTCTTGCTCTTTCAAGCTTCTGGTTTTGTGCAGCAAGAGCCTTTTCCTGTCCCATAGCAATAAGCGCCGCTTGATTGCGCATAGCGTTTCCGGCTGCAAAACTGTCTATATTACCGCCGTTTGAAGCCGCTCCCGAAGCCGCCGCATTGTTTCCGGCTGTATATCCGGCAAGGTCATATTTTGAAAGAATGGATTTTCCCACTTCATTCGTATACGGATTTTCTTTCACCATGTTATCGTAGTAATCTTTGTAATTGCCTACAAGGTTCTGCCATAATTGCTGTGCTAACTGCTCTTTCGGGGCGGTAATTCCGGCACGGTTCACATAATCGTTAAATGCGCTGTTTAATGTGTCGGAATCGTAATACGAAACGCCGTCAACGTTCGCCTGTGTTTTTCCCAAGCTTTTACCTCCGAAATACACTTCTCCGGTACGGTCATCATATTTGAGCTGATTATCAATATCGCGGTTTGACAATCCCATTTTTGTACCCAAACTGTATAAATAGCTTCGGGTAGGTGAAAGACCTTGAATGCTGTAATAGCTTTTCAGATAATTGTTCGCATCATCATAACCTTTATTTTCAAGGTTGTTTGCCATAACATCATCACCATTTTTGCGCATAAGTGCATATAGTCCCTGTGCGCTTGCCGCTGCCGCCTGTGCGCCTGCTGTATCTCCGGCGGCGGTGAGGGTGTCCCATTTCTTTTTTAACGCATTAATGTCGTATGCCGTCTGCTTTGCATCGTATTTGTTGCCGTTGTAATAGGAATTTATGAAATTCTTTGAATTTTCATATCCGTTGTTTTCGAGATAGTCCGCAACAGCATTTTCACCGTTTTTTCTTAATGTGTCATAATACTGCTTTGCCGCCTGCGAATAGCCTTTTGCCGCATCGCTGTGTTTCTTGTACTGCTGCAAATTGCCTATGCCGCTTGTTAATTGGCTGTTCTGCTTTGTGGAATTAGGATTAAGTCCCGCTGCATTTCTCATTGTGCCTTGATATGACGTGCGGTATTTCTGTGCCTGTGAATTTTCATCATCCCATGATTTTTTATAGTTTAAAATATTGTTTGCCGCTGATTTAAACATATTTATACCTCCTGTTTATCTGTAACGTCTTGCCCCGACATAGTCGCTTCTGCCGTTCAAGCTGCTGTATTTGACTTTATCGCCTGTTCTGGGAGCCTGTATGTATTGACCGCCTCCGACATATATACCGACATGACCCGGCGCACTGCTCGAACCTCCCGAACCTTTAAAGAATACCGCGTCACCGGGCTGCAAGTCGTTTTTGCTGACAGCTGTTCCGGCTTTAAATTGTTCCTGTGACGTGCGCGGAACGCTTATTCCGTTTTTATTCATAACATACTGAACCAATCCCGAACAATCAAAACCATCGGGCGAAGTACCGCCCCATACATACGGTACGCCTATGTACTTGCTTGCGGTTGAAACAATTCCGTTATTTCCGCCGCCAATGCTGCTGTTTCCTCCGGTTCTGCCGGATGCTGTTTCGCCCGAATTATCCTGCCCGAACATAGAGGAAAGGTTCAGCACATTTGCTCTTGCACCGTTTCCGAACAATGTATTTTGCAGCGAGGACGGCATAACGGTGAAATATTTGTTAATCTTGCCGTTATTGTTTGAAGCGGAGTTATTGCCGCCAAAACCCCTGTTCAAAAACGAGTTCATGATATTGCGGACACGCCCCGCGCTGTCGTTTGTACCGTCGCTGCCATAATCACCATCGCCCGATGCGGCAGTACTGAAACTTCCTGCGCCTTTTGCCGTGCTGTAAAGCTTGCTCATTATATTGCTGACCTCCGGCGCCCATGTGGAGGAAATAGAACCGTCATCATTATAGGCATATCCCATACCTTTTGGGTTAGAGCCTGTCCCTGCGCTGTTTATAGACTTTGCGCCGTAGCCGTTGTAGTATGTTTTCATAAATTCCTTTGCAAACTGCTTAGCGCCCTGCGACATCTGCGAATATCTGTGTGCGTTGCCTTCGGGATTTACGTTTGTTGCGCCGTAACCCCATATATTATTTGTTTTGTTTGCTATTTTTGAAGTTCCCCAACCGCTTTCAAGCGCACCGATACCGAGCATTGCAAGTGCGCTCATGCCTGTGCTTTGCTGTGCGTCATATATGCCCTGCGCGTCATTCGGTGACATTACCTTACTGTTCCCGAAATGCTTTTTTATAATAGTTGCAATTTGGCTTACGGATAGTTTGGGCAGCTCCGTTTTAACGTCCATGCTGCCGAGATTTGACCCGTCTGCGCTTCCGGCAGCCTGAACGCTCCCCGAATCAGAGCCGGTATTATCACCGGCAGAGATATTCGCAAGATTAATGTTATTGCTCGCAGGGGCGGCGGTTTGATTTTGTAAAATACCGCCGTTATTGAATATAGAATTAATAAAACTGCGTGTCTGGCCGCTCATATTATCCGTATTCATAACCGGAGCATTGCGAACAATAGCGTTATTTGCCGCAAAAGGATTGCGCACTTTTGGGAATATTGATACAATACTGTTATTTTGTTCATTGTCTGTTTGCTCCGTATCGCGTCCGTACACCTTGTTAACGCGATTGAATAGGCTTGCATTCGGCGCGGCTTTTTCTTCGGTACGGTTCGGAAGAAGCCTGTTAATTCTGTTCCGTATATTAAAATCATTTGTATTCATTGCAAAATCCTTTCTGTAACAAAAGGCGGCATTAACCGCCCTCTGTTACTTTTTCATAATCCGCATAATCATGGTGCAGTATTTCAAATCTTTATCGTCAAGTCCCAGACCGTCACCCGTTCCGGTGATGATACCGTTGTCAACACACCACTGCACGCCCTCACGCGCCCACTGCGGCATATTTTCATCTATGTAGTTATAAATCATCGGCTTCTTAATTTTCTTGACTATTTCATAAAGATTTGACAGACTTTCATCAATTGCCTTTTGCTTATCAGCAACATTATTCAGCATTGTTTTAAGTTCTGCAAATTCTTTCTTTTCATCTGCTGTCATTGGTTCGTCCTCCTTTAATCTGTTTTTGAAATTTATCCACTGTTCGGGATGTCTTACAAACGGTTCGGGACAATCCTTATCCCACACATCATAATGCCGTATCACATTTTCCAACGGTACGTTATATTTATTCATCAGATACCGTGTCAGCTCAACCGTCATATCAACAATTTTGCTGTCTATGATATAATGCCCCTTGTTTATACGGCTGCACATCTCAATTCCGATACTGTTCGCATTACGGCAGTATTTATGCTTGTATACGCTTGTTCCGCCGCAATGCCACGCTTTATCTTTATCCTGTACACTCTGATATATTCCGTCATTGCCTACGAAATAATGCGCGGATGCCTGCCTGTTTGCCCCGGCAAAGTATGAGCAGTTATTTTGCGCCGTATCGCCGTCATTGGACGTAAAATGTATTACAATATACCTTATGCTGTTTCCACCGCGTCCGGCAGTATAATTACTGCCGTGACACGATTTTCCTTGATTGATACGCATATGTAATCACTCCCCGTTCGGTTTGTCATACGTGAGCGCATTTGTACTGTCGGATATGCCCGAGGTTGTCGGGTCATTAACTGCGTTCCACACGCTCACCAGAACCAACGCAAGCACATACGGATTTGAAACAGCCTGCAAAAGCACGTTTCCGACCGCCGCCCATGTTGTAAGGTCTTTTACTGTCAGTCCCATATACGCAAGCACAGGCGTTAATACCGCCAATATAAGCTGCATATAAAACACAGGGTTTTTAAATCTTATTTTCCAGTTAATCATGATAAAAATCCTCCTTTTACTTTATCTTTTCTTCTATGCTGTCAAGTCTTTTGTGCGCTGATTTTGCGCTTTCCTCCACACGTCCGACACGTTCAGCAAGAGCATAGTGCAGATTATTAAAATTCTTCTGCTCATTCTTCAAATCGTCCACGCTTGACTTGATATAGCCTATGTCGGAGCGGAGAGAACCCTCTGCGTTACTGTCGTTCTGCAAGCCGCGTTTATAGCCTGCCCACGTACCCAGAGCCGTAAAACACAACCCGATAACGCTGATAATGATTGTACTACTCATTTGTTAATCCTCCTTCCTCTGCATCATCTAATTCGGCAGTTGAATTCTTACTGTCGATAAGCTGCTGTAATTCTGCCAAATCATCAGTTGAAAGTACATTTTTTTCGTAGTACCCTGTCGCATTTAGAATAATTTGATAATCAGCCATTTTGCCGATTGCGTCCTTAAAGCCCGTCATCAAAAAAACTCTTAAACTGAACATTATACATCACCTCCCTGCGCTAAAACTGCATTTGTTATTTCCGATAATACCTTATTGACATCTTGATAGTATGACAACTCTATTTTTGACGGTGTTTCCGCTGTATCACACGATATATGATTATTTGCACTGTCTGTTGTTTTCAGGCTTCCGTTTACCGTGATGTCAGTTACGGTATCGCCGTTGTATCGCTTTTTGTTTACGATGTCTATATATTCTCCGGCTGTAAGCGCTGTATCAAGTACGGCGGTTACTGTATTTTCCGTATAGTCCTCGTACTCTGTTGCCGCCTCACCAAGCTCGAATTGTATTTTTGAAAATGTTTGTATCATTGTTTCATCTTTCTGATTCATAAAAACCATTCCGATTAATATATAATAAACATTATCATTGGTAACCGAAAATGTAGCTTTTACTCTATCATTATTTGACGCTGCCGTATTGTTGATAAGATGAGCATTGTAATATGAATTATATGTTCCGGTCGATAATCCGGTGGTAAGTATGTTTCCGTTTATATCTAACAGTCGTATTAATGCTCTTGAAGCTTCAAAATTACTATTATAACTTACTACATATTTTTTTCCGGTTGTGACAGGTATCTTATTCAGATTTAATACCCGATTAGAAGCGCCATCTCCATATCCCCCCGACACCACACAATCATTTGTATTAATGCTTACAGAAGATGTATTATCGCGTATATACCAATTTTTTTGCGTTGTGCCGAAATTAAACAGGTTTTTTCCTGTTAATGTAATGGGTATTTTATATTTTCCGTCGGCACTGTCAAGATTACCGACACCGTCGGCGTTGCCGTATACATTACACTTTATAAATTCCTCATCTGCAAGGTGGTCGGTCAGCGTTACGGGATATGCCGAAACCTCTTTATGCGGTATAGATTTCAGCTTTAAGTCTGCAAGTTCGGTTTTGTCAGCTTTGAGGGGAAGTACTGTTCCTAATTGAGCGCCAATCTGCACATTAAGATTTTCAACCGCATTTGCTACACCGTCGGAGGTTACAGGATTTGTACTGTTTGCGGTCGGGGTAGTATCAAACGTAAGCTTGTCCTGTTTACCCTCTAAATCGCTATTCAATTCCGATTTTGTAGGCAATTTCGAAAGCTTTTCTTTTTCTTCATTTGTGTAATCATTAGCAGATAAGCCTTTACCATTAACCTTATCAACCTTTTGAGATAGTAACGTGACTATGCTGTTTATGGCATTGACAATATTATCTTTAACAGATGTAGCAAGTGATGAAAGCTTTCCCACGTCTTTAAGATACTTACTGCCGTCTGTCGCTGATTTTGTAGTGGCATCGTTGGCTATGAGGGGGTAATCATATATCTGCGCTGTGTATTCGTTTGAGTTTGTGCCAGTACCCAATTGTACAGCATCTATTTCGACCGAACCGTATTCGGGGTCGTCTGCTACTGTTTTTGCATCTTTACCGCCTGCAAAACCGTCACTTGTTTTCGCTCCCGAACCAACAGAGCCACCACCTATTGAATAAGCTCCTTCACCCGTAGCAGCTCCGCCACTATCTGAATATGCATTTTTTCCAGCGGCAACGCCACCATTGAATGTGCCTGCATTTAAACCAATTGCCGCTCCGCCATCAGATGCGCTTGCACCATTACCTGCGGAAAAACCGCCGCTTTCATTCTGTTTATCCGCTTTATTTTTTAACAGAGTTACAATACTGTTAACAGCGTCAACAATACTATTTTTAACCGTTGTTGTTAACTGTGACAGCTTGCCAACATCTTTGAGATAATTAACACGTTTATTACCACTGCCCTCGCAGGCAATTAATTGATAATTATATACCTGCATTGTATATGGATTACTATTATCTCCCTCGCCTAATTGTATAGCATCAATGGGTATATAATCACCGTTGTCGGCACATGTAAATGTTCTTGCAAAGTGTCCGATAGCAATACCGCCATATGTTAAAGATTGTTCGCCAATAGCAATACCATCATCTTCTGCAACAGCCGCACAGCTGATAGCAACACCTCTACGAGTAGATGCAGCGATACCAATAGCAATACCTTCAATAGTATTGGCATCTCGACCAACTGTAAATGCACCATTATCAGTTAGTGTATCTACTTTACCGTCCAATGCCTTTTTAACACTGCCGCTTGTAACAGAATTTGTACTATCAGCAGTAGGTTCATCATCAAACGTAAGCTTATCTTGCTTACTGTCCAAATCCGCCTTTATTTGTTCTTGCAGATTATCAATTTTCGTTATTTTGGCGTTCAGTTTTGATAAAAACTCTGTAAAATCATTATCCGGCAGGGATAAATCGCAATCGACTTCATCACTGTCGAGCGTGTCCTCAAACGGTATACATACAGTGTTGGTGGTTACAATCATGCCGCTTCTTACTGCTGCCGTACCGCTTGCAAGTGCTGTAATAACCTCACTGCCGCCGCCGATTAATGCAACATTGCACGTAGAACGCGACGTACCGTTCGGGAAATCACATTCATTATCCACAAGCAGACGAATAACGGGTTTTTCCATATCGGGAGTTTTGAACATTGCCGCTTTTGTGACCTCACCCCAATCGGCAGAAACAAAATTAAATCTGCACCGCCAATAATTTTGAGAATTTTCCACCGTTTTATCGTTTGAGGTTCTCGAAAGCGTCTGATTTGTTACCGAAAAATCAATATACATATTTCCCTCCTTACAATCCCTTAGACAATTGCGCCTCAACAAGCATACCGTCCGTAAGATAATGAATGGATAACGTCACAACCTTATTATATCCCGTTATAACGTTTGCACCGTCCTCTTTTATTACCGTAAGCTCCGATATGCCCTCCTCCGAAAACAGCGCGTCAATCGTTTCTGCGTCCATATCGCAGGTAAGCATAAATGATATTAACCACCCCGATGTATCTCCCTTAAATGCCTTTTGTTCGATAATGTTTTTTACCTCATATTCCGAATTGTTGTTTTTAAATTTTAACTTCATAAATACCTCCTCACATTCCTGTTACCGTACAGCTTGAAAAATCCCACTTTCCTTTGGGAAATACTTTGCCCGAAATCGGGTTATATCCGAGTATCGCCTGACCTCTCATATAGATATTAACTCCGCCCGATTCCGCAGATGTAACCGCGGTAGGCTGACTTACTCCAAATACACAACCGGTACCTTGAATATCTGAAAATGAAACAGTGTCTAAATTGGCGTCAAGAAGTCCGAAACCCGCAAGCATACTTGTTTTATCATCGCCTACACCAACCACGCTTATATACGGTGAATGTTGAATTACAGAAAAAGACGCGTCGTAAATCTTCGAACACGCCAATGTACTTGTTTGTATGTATTGCGACTTTATTTTTCCCTCAGTAACTAAATCACCGTCAATGTTTACATTATTCGTAAACCAAAAGCCGTCTTTGTCCATTGTAAACATAGTTTTATTCACGGTTTCGCCTGCGGTTTCATCACACTTAACCCATACCGACATACCTCTGTCATAACCGAGATATTTATTGCTATTGGTGTAATAGTAATACGAATCGTTATACAGACACAGCATTTTTTTCTGTTCAAAACTCGTTACCAGAGCGATATATTCGCCGTCATCCTCAAGTTTTGTTACTTGGTCTTTGCCCGGTTTAAAATACCCCATAGAGCTTAAACAATCGTTTTTTACGGAGTTATCCTTAGCGCTGTTTATAGCACTGTTTTCAACACTGATAAATTTCCGTGATACCGATTTCCCGTATTCGGACAGTGTAGAGCCTGTTGTCATGATAATTTTGTCGGAACTAAGCGTTATACCCGACATTTGATTTGTGACCTCGCTTGAAACTCTTGCCTGTATGGCTTCCGCCGATACATTAATCTGTGCCGTGCTGATTTTGCCGTCCACATATTCCTTTGAAGCGCACAGTAAAATCCTTTCGGCATTTTGGCGTATTTCCGACTGCATTTGCGAAAGCTCATCGGAATTTTTGTACACGCTTGATAATTCATCGGCCGCAAACCGTATTTCAGCCTTAAAATTATCCTGTTCCATACGAAATTCTTTTGAAAAGTTATCGCTTGAAATGTTGCTTAAAGCGTCCTCTAAGTACCGTTTCAGCTTTGCGAGAGCGTCCTCATGCTCCTGCACCTTTTCACGCAGTGCCTTATACTGCATTTTTGTAATATCATTATTCATATAAAGCATCTCCAGTCTTAAATACCTCTCCGCCGCTGTTCTTGCTTATTTCCATGCTGTAAATACGGATATATCCGTCACCTTTAAAATGAAGCTTAAAGCCGTAGTTTGCGGTCTGCCGTGGTCTGACCCTTATAGGAAATTGACCGCTGCGCCCTTTACTGTCGAATAAAAGCTGCGAATTTGTATTGAATTTTTCTTCATCGTATAAGCCGTAAATTTTTAAGCTGCTGCCGCTTTCAATGTAGGCATAAAGCTGAATTTTCCGTATATGCTTGATGTCTACGGTTTTCGAGGACGAAAGCGCGGTTGATAAATCCGTTTCAAACTCCCACGCGGAGGTGTACTCCTGCGTGTCAAGCTTGTATATCTTCCCTGTATCGCTTAACGCATACATACCCTGCTTGTTATGCGCAAAATACAGTATATCCTCGTCAACGTTTCCGTTTTTCCATACAGCACGTTCCGACCACTGCTCCGCGTATACGTCATATACAAAGAAATATGCCTTTGACAGCGTGGTACAGAATAAATAATAATTTCTGCCGTCCGTTCCTGCGACAGCCGTTTTGAAACGGTCAATATTCAGCGGATAACTGATATTTTTCGGATTTGACCCTGTATAAACCTTAATCCCGTCTCTTGAAGCAAATATCAGCTTGCCGTCAACGTCAACAATGCTTCGGTTGTCGATTGCACCCTCCGGAAATACATCAACCACGCGAAACGGATTTTTATTGTTGTAAATCTCGTGAATGTAATCTTTTTTAAAGCATATTGCATGATTATCATATACGGTTATTCCGGTAAATACATTGTCGGCTTTGGAATTTGATTGCGCCGTTGAACACCACGCGTTGCTTTCGTTGCTTTCGACAGTATCCAAATTCCAGTTGGTATAATCGTTAAATCCCGATGCATATATTCTGCTGTCATCAACGCCGAATAATCTCGATTGGTGAACCGCCGCATATTTTATATCGGGAAACATCGGAGCAGCGCTTACACGCCAACCACTGTTGCCGTTTCCGTCATCAGATACATATTTATATGTACAATCATCAAAACTGTTATGAAAATAATAGCTTTTGTTCCTGTCGCCCTGTGGAGGGTAGTAGTCCTCTATTTTTTCATAAAGTCCTTTTAAACTGCTGCCGTTGTCACTGTCCGAAAATTCAACCTTTTCAAAATCTCCGTCATTATTAAGCTTGTAATATGTTTTGCCGGAACTTTTTTTATATGTTTCGTCAGCGGTTTTGACATATGCGTCTTTGTATTCCACTTCCTCATACCAACCCTTTTGAGAAGGAATGTCACCGTCGACTATGTCCGTAACCTCCGCGTAGGTGTATTTTGTGGTTTGTGAATTGTAATCCCTTGTGTAATACTTCTTGCCCGATTTAACCTCGGAATCGTTTGTTTTGGTATGCCCGTCATTGTAATACTGCTTAACATCAACGTCCAATCCGTCCAATGCAAACTGATTCGCACTGCCGCAGGGAATAAACTTGCCGCCGTTCGTTTTTGCGGTTTCGGTTTTATCCCCCGATGCAAGCTTATCATACGTCTGCCATACATAATACCTCTTTGTACTGCCGTTTTTATAGCAATACATAGCGTTTAAATCCATGTCATCACTGTATGTGGGAACAGAAGTTACGTTTATAATGTTAAAATACATAGCCGCCTTATCAGGGAATAGCAGCAGTTTTTTAACGTATTTTCCGCTTATAACATCGTTTACGGAACTGTAAAGGTTAAATTGTACCATGCTGCGGATTGCACCGCTGTATTCATCGCTGTCGGTAACAAGTCCGGTATATGTTTCGCTTATTTCGCCGTCATCGTCCAACACAAGATAGTCAAGAAAAACCTTTGAATTGCTTTTGTATATTACAATCAAAATACCCTCAAAGGCGAATAATGCTATTTTATCCGTATATGCGGCGGAAGTGATACATTTGGGTGTTTCGGACGGTGTAAGGTACGGGGTTTCCATTGTGGAAATGTTTTGTTCCATAGAAAGGTAACCAGTATCAATAACATTTCTTTTATTAAGACCGCTCCAATTGTATTTTACGGAGGTATAATCCTTAATACCAGACACTTGCGGCAGCTGCCCGAACTGTAATTCCTGTGTTTTTTTCGCCATAGCCGTCACCTCACCCAAATTGCGGACTTCTGTTGGAAAGCCAGTCCCGAAATGTTGAAAGCTGCGCATTATATATGCTTATCTGATTTGAAGCAGGATTATATTCATTCATAACCATATACGCTTCGGCTCTCAGCTTTGATTTTACAAGCTCAATAAATTCAATCGGTATCATAACGTTTAAATCCTCCCAGTTGTCGGAGGTTTTAAGCTTAGGCTTTGCAATGTATACAATCCGCAGCTGATACAGCGGATTTACAGTGTTGTATTTAAGGCTGTTTCCGCTTTTGTAATAGCAGTTGGGGAAGATTGTGCCGTTTGCCGGAGTGGTTTTTATAAGCTGTAAGTTATGATTGGCATATACGGACGCTATATCTTCAAATGTGACGCCGTCCTCGTTGTCGGGGATTGAAAGCGTTGATAAATTTACCGATTTATCGGTTGAAAAGGTCTTTAATACGACCTCGTTCTGTTCCTGTATAAAATCTGCATATAACATTTGTTCCAGAGAGTTTAAAAAGGTTATGTATGTTCTGTCGGGAATTTCAAGGGCAACGTCTATTTCGTCCTTTAAATCATCAATTAATGCTTTCGCGCTTATTTTACTGTCGAACATATTACCACCTCATTCGTTTAATGCGTTTGTTTTTCGCATTTTCATTCCAATAACTTAAATGTGCGTTTTCGGCTTTGCGGAGAAATTCGGATTTGCTTGTGCCGTCTTTGTCGAAACCCGATAAATATAAAATGTTATCCACTATTGCGGAAGCGTACCGCGGCAATACAACATAAGGGTCGTATATGCTCCCGATTGGTGCAAATTCCGAACCATGCTCCAATACATAGTCGGAATAAAGCGAGTTTAATTCTTCAATCGTATCGTTGTAGTAATTGAAAAAACGCCGCTGCTCCAACGGAACTTTAAGATTTACCTTTTCAAATATTTCAAGTACCGTCATGTTATATTTCCTTTCATTAATAATATTGTTCAGCAAGTGCCGCAGCGGAGGGAGAGACCTCCGCTGTCAGCTTTTAATTATTATCAGCCGCCATGTGAAACATTGCCGCCCGTGCCGCCGCCTGTTGTGGTGGTTGTGGTCGGGTCGCAGTTGGTAATCTCTACGCAGCCGCCGGGGTTTGAACAAATCGGGTTGCCGTAGTTGGCAAGCGTAGCGCGGTACATTGACTTGTTCTCCATAAGGTTAAATATACCGCCGCCGCGAAGCTGCATAAACTTCCAACCGGTATCTTTAAACTTCCATTTGCCTGTTTCCACGCCCCAAATCTTAGTATCGGGAACAAACGGTTCATTGTAAATCTCAACTTCTCTGTTACCGAATAAGAATTTAAGACCTTTGAAACCGCCGCGCATTGTGCCGTCGGTAACCTCAATTCTGTAATTGTTGGTGCGCAGATAATCAACATACGTTTTATATGCCGTGTTACCCATAAGCAACAGGTCAATCGAACTGTTATGATAATCTCTTGCGTTCGACAATGCCTGTGTGAGAACATCGTCCGACAACTCATGATTAGCGTCAAGAGATGTAGGCTTAACAATAGGATTGTCTGCCTTTGTAACACCGTAT